AAGCTCTTGCTACAAATATAAAATCAAGAAAGAAACTTTCTAAAGAAGCTGCAGAGCAAGAAGCTGATGAAATATTAAAACCTTATACTGAACTTAAACAAGATGACGGACAAGGTTGGATAACACCTAAAAGATTTAGAGATATAGCTAGTGGACTTGGTATGTGGACAAGTGAACATGAGAAATTGTTTAATATCTTAATGCAAGGTCAAGAAGGAAACAACTATCCTAAATATTATGCTGACTTTAATGCTTTAGCTAAGAAATTATATTTCCCTGATGGGCAACCTTACAAAGGTCAGTTCTACGATATGGTAGAAGATGGTTCTCAAATGAGACCTGTTTATTTAAAATACTCACAAGCTGTACTATGGCCAGGTTTAGTAAAAGGCTCTAAATTAGAGAACTTACTTAAAAACATGGAAGCAAGTGGTGTTGATGAGATGGTAGGTACAGAAGCTATTAAAGTAGGTGCTTCAGATATACACAATTCACAAGAGGTATTAGCAGGAGATTTTGCTATTAAGTCTATAGAATTACGTAATTCAGGTTGGAAATTACAAAATGATTTATCAGCTAAATATACTAAGAGTGGTAAAGTAACTACAGGTTCTCAGCTAAGAAAGAACATTTTATGTAACTTAGAAGGTAAAACTTTTACTATAAATGGAGAAAAAGTAGACGGTGTTACTTTAGCTAAGATGATACAAGAGGTAGATAGTAAAATATCAGATGCTACATTAGATAAATTCTCTACACAGTTTGAGAGTGAAACTAGCTACTACGATACTTTCTATGCTAATTTAATAGATAAATTTAAAAAAGACGGTGTATCAACTAACATACTAGAAGCTTTAGAAGCAGGTGTTAATTTAGATACTATAATACAAGGTGGAGATACATTAGAAGCAGGAATACATTCAGCTTTAAATAAAGCTTCTGTGAGATTAAAAAATCATGGTGGAGCATTTATTCAAATGTCTAACGCAGGTTTTTCTAAACTAGAAGGTATATCTACACCTGAGCAATTAATTAAAGATGTAAATAACATAATTTACTTAAAAGACCAATCTGAATTAAGGGGGCCAAGTATTGTAGGTGGTGTTGTTAAACCTGGTGATATCTTTTTACCTTATAAAGCTATAAAAGATATACCAAATATAAAACAAAGAATAGCAGATGGATTAACTATAGCAGAATTAAAGACTCTTATGGGAGATACTTTAAATGTTATAGGTTATCGTATTCCTAATCAAAATATAACTTCTATTGACTCATTAGAAATAGCAGGTATCTTACCTGAATATTTAGGGGATACTGTAGTTACTTTTACAGAGATTGTAGGTAAGACAGGTTCCGATTTTGATATTGATAAGATGTATATGATGATGCCTAATGTACAGTGGGATGCTGCACAAGGTAAACTTGTAAAGATTAATGATGATAGTATTGCAGGATTAGAAAACAAACGTATAGACTTATACAGAACTGTATTAGAAGATGCACAAGTGTTCCCAGAGCTTATAACACCTTTAGATTCATCTTTCTTATCACATGATGCATATTATGTAGAATTTTTAAGAGAAATAGGTAAAGATACTAAATCAGTATTAAAAGCTGTAGGTGCAAATACTTTACAAGATTTCTTAAGTAATCCTAATAAAAAAGAAATTGCTTATAACTACTTTAAAAATAAAGAGTTTAAAACTTTAGAGTTTGCAACACCTTCATATCAATTAAGAGTTAAGACTCTTAATATGGCAGGTAAAGCAGGTACAGCACAAACAGCAAATCAATTAGTACATCACCCTCTTGCTCAATTAGCTAAACTGGCTTTTGATAGAGTATTAACAGATAGAGGTATGAGTGAAGAAGGTAAATCTATTCTTTATTCTCAACTTAATAAAGACAATAACCTTATAAGTCAAGTTATATCAGCTTGGATTAATGCTTATGTGGATTGTGCTAAAGACCCTTATATAGCTCTTATTAATAATAATACAACCACATCGGGTGTAGTATTTATGTTAATACGTAATGGTGTAAGTCCAGAATGGGTAAATAGATTTACTTCTCAACCTATTATAGAAGAGTATGTAAAACAAACACAAAATAAAAAGAGTCGTTTCTTTCCTAAGAAAACTCAAGACTTCATGGATATTCTTGTTAACAATTCAGGAGAACTTTATGAAAAAGAAAGAAAAAACGCTTATATAACTCCTACAGCAGCAACTTTAAGTAAATACATAGAAGGTGTTGATTTTAATCTTAGTGTAAACGAAGATTTAATAGGAGATGTTAAAAACTTAGAACAACAAATAATTAAATCTGATAATCAAACACAAGTAGAAATATTAAAACAATTCTTAGTATTTCAAACTTATGCATCTAGTTTAACTGATGCTGTTAAGACTTGTAAATATGATACTAAAGGTAGTGGAGCTTCTGCAGCAGAGAATATAGCTGCTAAAGAACTATTCAATAAAGCTTCCGAAGATACTAAGTTAGTAAATTTTATTAATTTATTTGAAGATACTTACATGGAGACGTGTAGAAAGAACTCTTCAGAAAGAACAGAAGATTTTTATGGTAATAGATTAATATCAGAAACACCTGCTATGCAAAAGATGTTACAAGCATTTGCTGCAGACCAAGGAATAGATTTCATGGTAAACCCTGACCTTAATCAAAAACTTATTAGAGCATACAAATCTTATGTATATTCTCAAGCAGATTTCTTACAAATTACAGATAAAGCTTTAAAAGACATGTTCTATGGAGATTACTCTATGAGTAAGAAACTTATGAAGATTAAAAAGCTACTTCCTGATAATGTATTTATACAAGCTTTAGGATTTACTGCTGAGGTAGGTAAACCTTCTTTTATTATATTACCTTCAACTAAAGTAAAAGACCCTACAGAAACAGAAGTATTATGGCAACAATGGGAGAAATTGCTTAATAAAGTAGATGAAGGTGCTATACAATTATATGAAGAAGTAGACTATTCTGTAGCAGACTTCATGATGGACTTAGTTAAGATGTCTTATTATACTTCAGGGTTTAACAAGAATCCTAACTCTTATCATGACTTAATTCCTAATACTTTCTTAAGAGGTGTTAATAACCCTTCTAAACAAAACCTTAACTCTTTTATATCAGAGAAATTAAGAGAATTACAAGAACTGAATGTTTTTGATGATTTCTTGAACGATATGTACAGAAATGAGTATCAAGAGGATAGTATAGTATCAGGAGCTACTTTTTACAATACAGAAGACTATAGTAATCCTACAGCTCCTAAAGAACCTAATTATGACTCTTTAAGAAGAAAAGGTTTAGTATTTGATTCTGTACATGATTTAAAATACAAAGGTTTTGTAATGAGTAATGATACTTTCTACACACCTTTTGCAGCACATATAACTAAATTAGGTGATACTAGTGTTTATACTCCTAAACCTTATATAAAAACAGTAAACGGTTCTACTAAAGAAACCTCTTTATACAAATATATAGGAGAAAAAGAAGGACTACATTACTTTGAAGCAATAGAAAAATTATCTTATTATAGTAAAGGAAACAAGATATATCAATATGGTAGCATATCTTCTGTTGTAGAAGAACAAAAATTAATTGTAGGTTTTGGTAAAGAAACTAAACAAAACTTAACATTTAATAATATCTTTGGTAAACGTAATGTTGGTATAGGTGCATTTAGAGAAATTGCTCAGGATACTTACAAAGCAGAAGATATGGATGTTACTTTTAAAATAGTACCTGTAGAGAGAAAAGGAAAGACTTACTATCAAGGTGTAATATCTACAAGTAATATGAAAGATATAGTAACACATGCAGATTTAGGTTATAATAAAACAGATGCTTTATCTCTTATGAAACAAGAGTTAAATGATATGTCTTATGAAAAACTAGTTTTCATTTTAAACAACAAATGTTAATATGAATTGTCCAAATAGAAACCTACCAGAGTGGAAAGCTTTGGTAGAACAAGTAGGAAGTTTAGAAGCTATGTATCTTTATATTCAAAATGGATATGAGATACCTACACAAATGCCTCAAATGAAACCTGATAGATATGAATGGTCTCCTGAGCTTAAGGAGAATATAGATACTTTAATTAAGATTACAGATATTAGAGAAAATATCTTAATTAACCTTAGTACTAAGCATAACATATATAGTAAGGATAAAAAATATTCACAACAACTTGACCGTCTTATTGCAGACTTTGTAGATGCTGATATAGAAAAGAGTGTTCTTACATTCTTACAAAAAGGTATTTCAAGTGTTGGAGCCCTAAGAAAGAAATTAGAGGAAAATACAGGAGATTTAACGTATCTTAAAATGCTTAAAGACTTTGCAGAAAGTTTTGCAATAGTAGAAGATATAGCTAAAGTTGTAGCTACTAAGAAGTATAATAAGTTTAAACGTATTTCTCCTTATGTTAAAGAGTTATTAAAAGAATTAAAAGACTTTGAGTTAGAATATAATACAACAGCTAAAAAAGCTCTTGCAGATACTTTAGCTAATGCTTCTACTATAAAAACAGCAGAACATAGAGTAAAGTATGCTATAGAATTTGCTAGAGAAAATCCTAAGAATAAGTCTACCTTACCTGCTGATAAATATGAACAGGCTAAGAATGAATATATAGAAGATAGTCTTAATGCTAATAGAGGCAGAATATTCCAAGAAGAAAAAGATTATGTAATACAATTACTAACTACCTCTCCTAAGGATATAGGAAGCGTTGTAGCGAATGTTTCTAGTATGAGACAGATAAATGACCATATGATTCAATTAGCTGTTAAAATGCTTGATAAAGCAGATTTTGATGCTAATAGAAAATTTAATTCTCAAAAGAGGGAAGCTATAAAAGTATGGGAGAAATTTATAAAAGCTTCTCAAGCTAAAGGTATATTGATTACAGACCAAAAGAAACTGTATGACGGTATTATAGAAAAAATAGATGGTAAAGAAACTAACTATTATGTAAGACCAATGTACTCTACTTTTTATAAAGAGTATAATGAGTTGTTAGGACAGTTATATAATTTAGAAGACGAGTTTAGTGAAGCTACTACATTAAAAGAGAAACAAGCTATTGTAGCTAAGAAAGATGAATTAAGAAATGCTTGGAAACTAAAGCATTTTAAAACTCCTCAAGATAGTACAGGTAAATGGACTAACCTAGATAAATGGAACAAACCTGAATTCTTAAAAGATGAGTTTGTAAACCCTCAATATAAGAAATTAGAACCTGGTACTAAAGGTTATGACAGTACTGTAGCTGATATGTATCATTACTTAATTAAGTTTAACGAAGACTCAGATAAGTTATTAACTAGAGGTAAACTAGGCTATAAGTTACCTGCACAAGATAAAACAACAGGAGAGCAACTTACAGATAATGGTATTAAAAAAGCTGTTTCAAGAGGTTGGAAAGACTCTATAAGCGTAGTATCAAGTGACTCTGAGTATGGAGATACTGTAAAAGTTAATACAGGAGTATCAGGTGAGGTAACTAGAGGTATAGCAATACCATTTAGAAGAGACTTAGAGATAGAAAATCAATCATTTGATTTAATGGGTATGAGTCTTACTAACAGATATGTATCATTAAATTACAATGAAAAAGATAAAATAAAAGTAAACCTTGAAGTCTTAAAAGACATGTTATACAGTAGAGATGTTGTAGAGTATTCAGGTAAAAGAAAGATATTAAAAAGCTCAGCTAATTTCTTTGGTAATGTTGGTAAAGAAATAGATGAAATAGAAAATACTTTAAAAGGAAGTCAATCTAATTCTTATAAAGTATATAATTCTATTATAGAGGATAGATTATATGGTGTACATGATATAGCAACAGTTATAGGTAACATATCCGTAGATAAAATATCTAAGAAATTAATAGGTTTTTCTGCTCATAATATGCTTATATTAAACTTAATGGGTGGTACAGCTAACTTACTTAATGGTAAAACTATGAACTTCTTAGAAGGAACTAGAAGACAATTTTATACAAGACAAAACTTAAGACAAGCAGAATTAAAGTATTTTGGAGATTCACATAAAATATTAGCAGATTTAGAATCTGCAATGCCTAATAGTAAGACTAACTTACTTAGAGAACTATTTTTAGATACTTCAGTAGGTTTTAACACTATGAGCAACCCTTTAACTAATGACAGTAGATTTAAAAGAGCTGCTAATATAGGAACTTTACACCTTGTAAATAGTTCAGCAGAGCACTATATATCTAGTACACTTATGTACGCTATATTAGACAATATTAAAATGCAGAATTCTAAAGGAGAATATATAAATCAAGAGGGTGAAGTTGTAGAAAGAGATAAAGCTATGTCTTTAGATGAAGCTTATTCTAGAGCAGAAGATGGAAGTTTATACTTAACCATAGCTAATTCTAAAGCAGAAGGATTTGATAAAGCTGATATGGAGTCTAATATCAGAAATCGTGTTAAGAATGTTATGATGGACTTACAAGGTCAGTATGACACTACTAACCGTTCTATGATGGAAAGAGAATTTTATGGTAAGTTAATATTCTATTTACGAAAATGGATGTTATCAGGTATTCAAAAAAGATGGATGGGTATCAGTACTGCAGGAAAACATTTTGATGGGTTAAAAACACATGAAAAATTCTACTCAGAGTCTTTACAAGAGTATAAAGAAGGTACTTACACTTCACTAGCTAGGTTTAGTAGAAGTATTTTTAAGGGTTGTAGAGCTTTAAAAGGAGAGATTATTACAGCAGATTGGAATAGACTATCTGATATGGAAAAAGGTAACATAAGATTTGCTGTAACTGAATTAGGTATTATGCTAGGTGCTTTAATAGCTTCAGGTATTGTAGCTGGATTAGCTAAAGGTGCAGATGATGATGATGAGAAAAAAGCCTTATTTTTTTCTGCGTATTTATTAAGAAGAACTTATAGTGAACTTGCTTTCTATGTACCTGTTAATGTACGTGAAGCTTCTCGACTTATGAGAACTCCTACAGCTACTTTATCTACAGTAGAATTATTTACTAATATGAGCCTACAAGTAGGTGAAGATATATTTTCTAATGTACCTTTTGGAGACGGTTTTGAATTTTATCAAAGAGGTAAAAATGAAGGTAAGTCTAAGAGTTGGGTTTTATTTAATAAGACTTTTAACCCTATATATAAGAACTTAATAGCAAGAGATGCTCAAAAGTCTTATGAATTTTTAACTAATACAAACTTTTAAAAGATTAAATATATTATATTTGTATAAATTTATAGTAACATGAAAAAAATAACAACACTCTTAGGCATACTTCTTATAGTAATAAGTTGCCAATCTCAAATTTTAAATGAAAAAATAAGAGTTTCAGAAGAAACTGTTTTATCAGTACCAGACTCTCTAAGTAGAATAGGTAAAAATTTACCTAAAGGTAAACTGGTCTTAAACAGAGAAAACGGTTTAATCTTTATGGTAAATGATTACACTTTATCTAATAAAACATTAGCTTCTTCAAATAAAACTTTAGTATCTTCTAAAGCCTCTTCATTAGGTGAAAGTATTTCACAAAGTGTATTAAGTTTTAATGCAGGAGAGTTTAATATCATATCTCCACAAATACCTACTACAAAGTATTCCTCTTTTTATCAAAACTTAGATACTTTTAATTTAAAAACAGTAGGAGCGTATCCTATGGGTGTTCAAAGAACAGCAGGTATATCATCAGAAGCAGGACTTTTATCTCTTTATTTTAACAGAACTGGGGTAGATGCCTATATAAATTTATATGATGGGGAAATATCTGTTAAGAGTTCACATGGCATACAATATACACCCATATTATACGAAAATTTAAATACTAATTCTTTAGTTCCTAAAAGTTATGTAGATTCTGTTGCAGCAGTCTTGTTGGATTCTATAGGTTTAGACACAAGTAATTTAAAAATAGGATATGGTCTAGAGATACTTGGAGACAGTATAAACTTAAGTCAAGAAGTATTTGATTCCATAGATAATGAAATTAGTAAAATACCTGTTTATACAGGTAGTAATACTATTACTATAGTAGGAGATAGTATTAATGTTTCACAAGAAATTTATGATACCTTAAACACTAAGATACCTTCTACAGGTTATCTTAATTCTAATATTTACTTAATAGGGAAAGACACCTTAAATAATGTAATCTTAGATACGCTAGGACAGTTTTTTACAAGAGCTGTGGACACAGCAAACAATAACTATACAGAATTATCAGTTATGGGGAGTGCTTTTGATATTAATGTAAATACAGAAGATAATACAATATCATCTTATTTAGCTATAGATACAGATACGATAGACATAGGTTCTTATGGAGCAATAAACTATACCTCTCTAGGACTAGATTCTTTAGATATAGTTGTAGCAGGTGTTGACAGTACTTTTAAAGGTGTGTTGTATGCTGCAGATTATTCTGCAAATTATACTAATAGAAGTTTAGTAGATAGAGATAATGCTATGAAGTATACTGTTATTGAGACAGAAGTTCCTGCTAGTGCAACTGCAGAAGGTGTAAAAGGGGCTGTCATTATTTCTGTTGGGTACATTTATATTTGTATAGATACAAATACTTGGGTAAGAGTGGCAATTACAACTTGGGAATAATATTAAAAAACTATTATTATGAATACAGATATTATACTAGAAGAAGAAGAAAAAACAGTTTATATTAATGATAAACTGAAAAAAATCATATTAACACGTTATAATACTGATACCTTTACAATTAATTTTACAGAATTAGATGACGAAGGTATTAAGTGTATTGAGCAATTTAAGGAATTCTTAAAAGAACTAAATATTAAAATAGGAAAATAATATGAGTATAAATGATTGGATGACATTAGGTGGAGCTTTATTAACAGGTATAGGAGGTTCTCAATGGTTTAACTACAGAGTAAATAAAAGAAAAGGACAAGCACAAGCTAGTAATGAAGAAGCCACTTCTTTTTCGAAAGAATTAAAAAATACAGTAGACCTTGTAAAATTTTGGAGAGAAAATTTTGAAGAGTTAAAAACTGAACTTAAAGATGCATCTAAAGCATTTAATGAACTTATATTAGAAAGTGATAGGTGTAAAATTAATTTAAGTATTGTAAAATCTATCGTAGCCGAAACAACATGTGAAACATTACCTTTAACTAAAGAAAAGGTAGCAAAAATATAAGGATATGGCAACAGTAAATAGAGGAAAAGATATAGATTTACTAAGACAAGAAGGAGACGATTCTGATGTGGTTTTCACTGTTCCTTCAGAAGCTTTGGTCTTAACTGTAAATACTACTGCTATCTTTCAAGTTAAAGATATTAAAAATGTAATACAATTTACTAAATCTAGTACAATTAATATTACAGGACAAATAATTACAATACCTTTTGTACCTTCAGATACTAAAAGTAAAAGCGGTAATCACAGATGGGAATTACAAGTTACCGATGCTAGTTTTGGTATTAAAACTATTGGTGGGGGTATGTTTAGAATACGTAAAGAACTAATAATATGACAGAAACTCCAATTGTATTAGATTTAATATTAGAATCTCCTATTGAGTTAAGAGCTGTTGAGCAAGGTTATAGTATAGGCTTGCAAGGCCCTATTGGCCCTGCTGGCCCTATTGGGCCAACTGGCCTTCAAGGCCCAGAAGGAGATTCTGCATATCAAACTTGGTTAGATTTAGGTAATATAGGAACAGAACAAGATTTTTTAAACACTCTTTCTAAAGATGTAACTTCAATTATTAATAATACAGGGACTACTTTACTTAAAGGTTCTTTAGTAAGAATAACAGGATATGATAATACCCATTTATACAGTGAAGTATCTTTGTCTTCAAATACAACAGAAGCCACAGCATATGTAGATGGAATACTTATAGAAGAAATTCTTGATGGTCAAGTTGGACAAATGCTATCAAGAGGCACTGTAACAGGATTAGTGACATTAGGGGGTACTGAAAATGGTTTGGTTTACCTAGGTACTAGTGGAAATTTCACACCTGATGAGCCTGCTATTACTTCTAAAAATGTCGTTGTTGGTAAGTATAGTATAATACACGTAACAGAAGGGGAGATACTATTTGATACATCTTCTATAAGACAAGTACCAATATTTAAAGCAGAAGATAATTTAAATAAATTAAATATAAGTGCAGGGAATGGTGTTATAAGTGGTCTAGTACTATCTATTAACATAGATAATACTTTATTTAATATAGGGTCTGGAAAAGGACAATATGTAGTAGGAAGTGGAGATAGTTATAAACTATATGAATTTTCTACAACAGGAGTTGTTGGAGTATCTGTTACAAGTATGATAAGCATAGCAACTTATGTAGCAATTGATTATACAAATAGTCTGATAATTCAACAATCTTCGCCTTATACGGACATACAAAGACGGCAGTATATTGTGTTAGGTGCAATTATACATTCTAATCATACTACAATTAATGCTATAAATTATGCACCTGATGTTGCAATCAATATTCCAGCACAATTAAATGACCTTGAAGACATATTTAAAATAATTAATAAATCTGGAAATATTATTAGTGCTAATGGTGCTAATTTAAAGATAAATAAAACTGTAGGAGAATTACATTCTAAAGGAGCAAACTTTGCAAATAATACTGCAAGTCCTTCACGTGTTGTAACTTCTGCACTAACTGCACCAGATACATTGCGTTTTAGAACACAGATAGGTACTGAAACATTGGATACTGATACCATTGATTGTGGTTATATGGATGTTGCAGGTATTAGAACAGCAATAACAAGTGGTTTTACAATAATGAGAATTGCACTATTCAAATCTAACCTCATTAGAATTCAGTATGGTCAAGTGAAATATGATTCTATGTCAGAAGCTTTAAATGGTATCAACAGTGAAGCATTTGTAGTAGAGCAGAATATAAGTGATAATGGCATATTTAGATGTGCTTTAGTAGTAAGATGGAATACTACTGATTTAACCAATCCTAATCAAGCTTTATTTTTTAATCTTAATAGGTTTGGTGAAGTTGCTCAAAGTGTTGGGGGGATTGGAGGAACAACAGATTTACAACAAGCATATACAAATTCTGGTGAACCTGAGGTTACGACAGATGCTATAAGAGGTGCCGTAACAAGTAAAAATGGTATTAATGATGACACCCTAAATGTTTGGGAGACTAAAAATTACGCAGGTTCTGTTACGAATTATGTTAGGGGAGATGGTAGGGTTGGCATCTCTGATGCGATTGAAGAAAGTGAAGCTGTTACCTTAGGTCAATTAAATGGAAAATCGAGTTATCATGGTTTCTACAACAGAGTAGATTCTACACTACCTTCTACAATTAATGCAATAAATAGTTTTTCTTTAACAACTGCAACAAGTTACAGCATATATATTAATGGTATTATTTATATAATAAACTCAAGTAAAAGTGTTTCAATTACAAATACTGTAGGCCAATGGTTTATATGGTATCAAGTAGATACGGGAGTACCAACGCTTCATGCTAGTCAAACCTCGTGGGACATACTAGACTTAACAAAGATACCTGTTTGTACAATATATTGGGATGGAACAATAGGAGTAGTTTCTGAAGAAAGGCATTCATATAATAGAAATTTACAATTTCATAATGAAGCCCATCATGCATGGGGAAGTCAGTATATTTCTGGAGGTGTTGGTGCAACATTTGCAAGTGGGGCAACAAATACATTTTCAATACCAGCATGTACAATAGCAGATGAGGATATTCACAACAGCACCTCTGCAGTTCAAACATATTGCAGGATAGGATATAGAGTTACAGGAGGTTCTAGTATGACTTTTAATACGCCTTCATTAGAGTTTGCAAAAGTAGTAAGTAGTTTACCACAATACGATAATAATGGTACACTTACTGATTTATCTAATAATAATTATGGTGTGTCATATGTATACATGACAAACAGACTTGAAACAAATGGTCAAATTGTATCAATTATAGGGCAAGGAGACTACTCAACACTTCCATTAGCTCAAGCAGCAGCTTTACCCACTCTTGCAGGATTTAATGTTGCAGAATGGAAGCTTATGTATAAAGTATTCTATAGAAGAATAGGGGGTGCACTATCTTATGTATCAAATGAAGCTGTGTATTTGCAAAACACAGGATTAGCAGTAAACCCTTCAGCACCTTTAACAATATCAGCGAACAATGTTTCCACTATTGAAAAAAGTATTATAGCAGGACTTACTGTAGAACAACAATTGCAAGCAATTAATGATATATTAATTGAACTATCTCCTTTAGAATTATCAGGTACAACGGTAACGTTTTCACGAACTCAAATTGATTACACTAAAACAATAACAGAGGCGTGGGCTTTAACATTCGCAAATGTGTTTCAAGGTGCAATAGCATTTGTAAGACCTACAGGAGCGTTTACGATAACACCAACCGCACCAAGCGGATATACAATGGTACATGTAAACAGTGGGGTCGATTATGAAAGTGGTCTTTCTCAATATTGTTTTCGAGTACGTAAAATAACTACAGGAAGCGACGGTATAATTGAATGGTATATTAATAACGATGTAGCGTAATGGGAAGTGCTTTATTGAGATATTATGAAGGGTTAAAAATAGCTGCAAGTATTGAAAATCAGTTATTATTCGATGCTTTCGGCATTGGATTGGCGGGTTTTTCGTTTCGTTTATTAAATTCTGCTTATACTGGTTACTGCATCAAAGTTCGTAGGAGTAGCGACGATGTGACTAGTAATATAGGTTTCATTAATGGATACTTAAACACAGATGATTTATATTTGTTTTTAGGCGAATACAGCGGATATGTAGAGCGTTGGTATAATCAAGATGGTAGCGGAATAGATTTCATTCAAACAACTACAACGGCACAGCCAAGAATATGGAATGCAGGAACTTTAGATACTGAAAATGGTAAGGCGTGTTTGGTATTTAGTGGTTCTCAATTTATGAGTGCAGGTGACAACTTCGGAGTGGATATAGGAAGAAATATTGGCGGTCAATACGTAGATGGATATTTAAGCACTATTTTAGGCAAAATGAATGCAGGAAGTCAAACGTTCTTTGCAAAAACTGTATACACCTCTGCTTCTAATAGAATAGCATTAGTAGATTTTGGAGATACGTATTTGAGCATGCTTACTTATAATAGCGTTACTTTAACAACACCTAATACAACAACTCGTAATTTATATAATTTTAAAAATGAGTATTATAACGACCCGTGTAATGAGCTTTATAAAAATGGTAGTATAGCTTCAAGTTCCGCTGCAACATTAATAGGTATAAATTCTTATAGATACTTATTAGGTGCTTATAATAATGCAACTGATACAGGCGAAATGTTATTTTTAAACGGAACAATTCAAGAACATCATATTTACCGTGTATTTTTAACCGAAGCATTGCCTTCTGTTGCTGATATTAACACAAATATTAACTCATATTATTCTATGAACTAATGCACGCAAGATTAAATAATGGACAAATTCAAATATTTTCAACAAAGTTAAAATTATTTGACGCACAAGGAAACCAAATAACAGGATTGCAATATTTTAAAGAAAGCGATTACGCTTCATGTGGTTTTAAGTTAGTAATAGAAGATACAATTACCGATAATCAGCATTTAAGTGAAGTCATTGAACGTGATGGGAAATTTTATCGAGATGCTATTGATAACCCTATTCCAGTAATTCCTTTTAACACTAAGGATGCTAAAGATAAAATTGATTTACTTTTTGGAACAAAAGTTTCATTGATTCCTTATTATGCTCCAATTATGGATAATTTAAAAGACTATCCAATTTCAATGGAAGATAAGAATTTTCATAATTTGAATAAAAAAATTAATGCGTATAAAGCACTAGGATATATTACGAATGATGAATTACTAGCATTTAGAAAGATATTTTTAGACCAAAATATAGATATAACAACTTACTAATATGGAAGAGCAAATAAAATATAATACTATGGTTAAAACATTTGGGCATGAGCATTTAATTGTTTATGGAGATACAGCAAAACATGTTGTACCTATTTTAAACAGAATAGTAGGTAGAAAATTAGGTAGGTGGATTGTTGTTAAGCTATTATGTATAGCGAATCCAAGTACACATAAAGATGATATAGAAAGACTTGCTAATCTTATAATGGCAATGAGTAAAACTAGAAAAGAACTTTTTGCTGAATTAGAAGGTTACGGAGGAGACAAAGACTTATTTCAAATCCTAACTATAGACCAGTCTTATATGGGAGCAGGAAAAACACCTACTGAATATGAAGACCAAATTATAGAAATTGTAAACCTTATAAAAGAAGGAAAAAGGATAAAAATGTATCTGCATATAGATTGTAGAAGAAACTGCTATATAGACTTATTAAATAAGTATAAAAAATATATCAGTGGTTTAAAGTTTTATAATTATATGGGGACATTTCCTTACGATATTAATTATAATCCTGCATATCATTTTGCTAAAGAAAATAACCTAACCTGTATTTTTCATTGTAGTAGAGGTAATATTAATTACTATAGAGGAAAAGATATTGATAGAAGACTTAATGACTCTCATTATGCTCTTTATAAGACTAGGAGTACTAATAAAGAAAAAAGTATGAACTTCTCTAATCCTCAAGGTATGTTAGATGTGGCTAGAGATACAGGTGTTGAAGTTCAAATAGCACATTTGGGTGGTTATGAAGAGTTTGATAAATTTATAACAGATAAAGAGTATGAAGTATTGTTTAATAAAACTAAACAAACTAAACCTGATTACATGTACTCGTTTTCTTTTCAAATACTAAAAGGTTGTATTGAATTAGAAAATGTGTATACAGATACATCTTTTACATGTTATAAGCCTCTTTATCATGAGATGGTAAGACTTCTAATGTTGCATCCTATACTTAAACATAAAATAAGATTTGGAACTGATTTTCCTGTTAATAAAACTGTAGCAGAGATGAAAAACTATTTAGAGGATTTTAAAAGAGGTATAGGAACCATTAATTTTGATTATATAAGTGTGCACAATTTTAAAAAGAAAAAATGATAGAAAGAATTAAGATAACAGAAAACTTCTATTTAGATGAATTTTTTGATAAAAAGACTTATATGAAGTATGCTAAGGAAGGTACTCTTTGGAAACTTTTATTAAAACTTGATATGAGTTTAATAGAAGGTCTTCAAGTATTAAGAACTATGCTTGGTGTTTCTTTTACTATAAATAATTGGTATGCTATAGATTATCTAGGTATTAAAGGAACAAGAAGACAGTGGAGTGGATTTAGACCTGCAGGAACTCCTTATTGGAGTGAAAATTCTATGCACAGTTTATGTAAAGCTGTAGATTTTGTTTGTGATAAAGATGCTGAAGAGGTTCGTAAATTTATTGAAAGTAATTGGAAAGTCCTTAGAGGATACTTTACTAGAACAGAAAAAGGAACAACTTGGGTACACTTAGACAGGGCTTTTGTATTAGATAATTCTAAACTAACTTATGTTAACCCTTCTTAAATATTATGAAAAATAAGTAGTAATACTACACATATTTAACTATTTTTACAAATAAAAACTATGAATACAATAAACTTAGCAATAACAGCAGCAGGAGAAGTAAATCCTACAGTAGAAGAAGGTATAGATTACTACTTACGTAATCAAACTATTACTATAACACCTACTTACACACTACCTTTAGGGGACATCTTATCAGATTATACATTACGTTACGTTGTAGCCACACCTTCTAGTATAGAAATGGTTAATATTGACACTACTTTAGATGGGACTTGTGAATTTGATATCACAGTTTTAGGTGCATATCAAGTATTTGCTATGGCACTTAACTTAAATACAGGTGTTGTATCTACTGTGAATATGACAATTAACTCTATAAATCCTATAGTAATTGCTTACGTAGATTGTAATAATTTTACTATTACTAATAATACAGGAGTGACTGTCACTTACACCGTAGTAGAAGTTAATAATAATGCTACAGTAAGTGAACCTCTTGTTGAAGATGTGGATATTTTAAACGCAGCTTCTGCAACTTTTGAAGCAGATAGTGCAGGAGTATTTTTAGTATATGCTGTATATACCCCTGTATTAACAGGTGTAGAAACGGAGGAAATCTATATGATAAATAATTTATGCTCCGTAAATGATTGTTTAAGTGCTTACATATTAGATACTCTTTGTGAAGATACTAGAGATTGTAAAGAATGTGGTAGTGAATTAGAATTAAATCAACTTTTATTACTTTATTATACTCTTAATATGAAACTTAACCAAGAGTACGGAACACAGAATTTTTATACAAATTTAGAACAAAGTGATTTAGATAATTTTGCTTCTATTACAACATTAATAGAAAGAATAACTAAATTCTGTAATAGAAGAAATTGTAATACAGCAAACAGCACTTCAACTACATATAATTGGAATAACACTGGATGTACTTCATGCAATGGATAAGATAAAAATAACAGGGTTAAGAACCCCTTCAAAATATAAGGCACAGTTACAAGGTAATGATGCTCTTATTAACTTAGGTTGGGATACAGTTAAAAGCTATATGTCAACAAGTATGGAGCAAGGATTAGTTTACACTTCTACAGGAATAAAAGATAAGGCTCTTTTAAGACTACAAGGAGCTAATATTTACTTATATCTTATACAATTTATGATAAATATGAGAGAAGAGTTATATAACTTAAAACTCTCACCTACCTTAGCAAATCTTGAAATAATACGAGATAAATATAATCTAGATTGTGTAGAGGAAAGTTTAACATGTTTAAGTAAGAAATATGCAACAGACTATTTTAATATTTATAAAAGCTTAAAAACAGCTTATTTTGATATTACTCCTACTCCTTTTATACCACAAGAGCCTACTTTACCTGGTATAGAAGATTGGTACCTACCTTGTAGAGGAGACATATCATTGGTTTTTACAAATCTGTTTAAAAATAATATAGGTAGTTTCAGTGCTAGTAACTATTTAACATCTACTTGGGTTAGTGCTCCTGGAGATGCTCTTGTAGTAGGTTTTGATTATTCTAATCCTGAAGGAACAGCCTCTAATTTACTTAGGAGTACACCTTACTTAGTACGTCCAGGTAGAGAGTTTGTATCTGAAGATATATATATACTAGGCGATAGCGGCCCTGCTATGGGTTACATATATAATATAGTAGATAATTTAGACGGTTCTTTTACCTATTATGAGATTGCTAATGAAGTATATGAAACAAGTTTACCTTATGGTGCATCTGGTATAGGTTTTGCAAGTTCTTGTGGTGCAGATGCACCAGGTATTGGTCAATGCCAAACAAACTACATATTAGATGCTCTTACTACAGCAGGAGAGACAGGAAAAGCAGCACAATATTGTAATGAACTTTCTGTTGTCGTAATACCTAACTAAATCTGATGTGAGAAAGCAAAAAGGGGTTGATTACTTAAAATCAACCCCCTCTAACATAAACAATTCAAAAAAACTTTATTAAAACAAATTCATTGCAATATACTGCAATACTTTTATAAATCAATATATCCTTTAATAATATGTTCTAAAGGATATGAAAAATCTTGTAAAAGTTTATGTGTATCCCAATCTTGTAGAATACTTGTTAAATCTCTTAATTGTCCAAAAGATTTACTATTATACTGTTTTCTGAATTTATCCACATTCATCTTATAAACGTAAGGGTGTTCAGGTCTAGCAAAAGAATACACTACAAAAATAAACTCATCAGTAATAGTGTAATCACTGTATAATTCATTTCTAAAAGCTTTTATAGCTTCTTTATAAATCTCTGCTTGTAAATCATAACGGTACTTAACTACATTTTTTCTAAAAGAAAGCGGAATTTCTTCCATAGTTTTTAAATCACCTGGTGTTATAGTTTTTAAACTGTGGTCTATCACTACAAAATCAAGCATAGCTTTCATTTTCCAACTAAGGTAAGTAAATTCTATAGGTAATTGAAATAAGATGCTTATATCACTTCTTTCAGGTGTAAAATAAGAAGATGTATACTTATGTAATTTTAAAGTAGTTACTCCTCGTTTAGTTTTATCTCCCTGTTCTGCAGTTAGAATAGTCTTATTTCCTGCTTCAATAGAAAAATTAACATAGTCTTTAAATACTTGGTCAAATTTAGATATTATTTTAGTAGTATCTTTTATAGAACCCCAAAGACCTAATTCTCTTACGCCTTCTAAACACAGCTCTTCATTGAAATGTTCTCCTGAAAGTACTTTAGGAATAATCCATTCCGCTAGTTGAAGTGTGCTTGCTGTTGGTACAGGGCAAGAGAATACAAAGAACTGCTCATTAAATACATCTAAACCATCAAAGATTAAAGTATCTACTGCAGAACCTGAAGAGAGTGCTGAAGAAGTTTTAGGCTCCCTATTATAAACAGAACTTGAGTCTGCTTCAAAATCCTTTAATAAGCTACAATTAAGTGCTCCTGATGCGAAGTATTCTTCGCGGTTATTTAAAATCTGCATCTAAATTTAATTTAAGTTTTTGTAATTCTTCCATAAAACCGACATGATTAAGTATTCTTTCATCTATCTCTTCTTCAATATAGAAAATTAGTTTTCTATCTTCTTCCTTATCTACAGGTATAAACTTAGGTACAGGAGCTTGTGTAATATATAAAATGTTATCATCAGGTATTACCTGTTTACATTTTAAAATACAGTCTCTACCTTTGTTTCCTGTTAGACAATCTTGAAAAGCTTTGATATAAGGATAACTTCTATTATCTATATCCCATAAACTGTTACCACTAGACTCTCTTATCACATCATGTATCTCACAACGTATAGTAATAGGAAATTTAGTAATTTGTTCTAGTTTATTTATATAAGGAATAAAAGAAGCCTTAATGGTAGATAATACTTTGTTTCTAGTATGTTGGTTTATCTCTCCGTTATATATTTTTTGTCCATTTATAACTACGTTTCTAGCAGTCCCTGCTGCTAAAGGATTGGCTATTACCCTTTGTTTTGTTTGTAAGTCTATTAAAAACTTTCTAAGGCCGAAGCCTGGTATTTGTTGATATTCGTATTTCTTAGTATCAGTATATTTTTTAGCTTTAGGCATTTTCTTACCTAATTCATAATACTTAACTTGACGAGCTTTAGACAGCTCCACTTTACGAATATATTGTGGTATCTCTACTATTTGCATATAATAAGGTATTTACAAGATTTCTCTTGTATGTTTCAGGGTTTAAAATTCTTAAACCTGTTTATAGTCTTTATGAACTCTTGAGGCCCTTCTTTTTCTACGAAATCTGAAGGGTCTTTGGAACCATAATTAAAACTGTTGAAACGACCATTAGTTAAAAATAGAGGTTGTATATTATATAATTTTCTCATCTTATTGGCTGAGCGTATGCCAGTTAAGTCGAAATCATACATAGAGTAAACATTCTTAAAACGTTTTGAAAAGTCTATATACTGTTCTTCATTGATAATTTGAGACTCTGCTTGAGGTGCAACTGCAGCAATACCGAAATTATAAAGTGTCATTACATCTTTATAGGATTTAGTAATAATTAAATTATTACCTTCTTTAGGTATTTTATTATAACCTTGTAAGCAAGTTGCTTCACACATAAAACGCATCTTTTTCTTTTCTCTACAAGGAAAGTATATCTTAAACTCTTCTTGATTGAAAACATAAACATATGCAAGGTCTAGTTTGTTATTACTATAACATAGACTAGAATCTACCCATATACGTTTTACAGGATAAACTTGAAAATAGGACAATAACTCTTGGGTAATATAATACTTACTCCAATATTTTAAGTCGTCTTCAGTCCATTCACGTATTTCATAATTTATCGTCTTTTTTCTATTCTTTGTTTTTACTTCTCTTTCTTCTTTTTTTATAATTTTTACCTCTCGTGTTACATCTAATAGTTTGAAGTCTGTTGCTATAATTTGTAGTGCTTCTTGAAAAGAACAACTATTAATAAGTTGTACTACATCATAACAATCTCCCCAAAAATGACCTGAGAAATCTTTAAATAAAAGTTTGTCCTTTTTAGAGTAGTAGAACCTACAAGTAGGATTCATATCTACTCTAAGTGGGGAACAAATCAAATTACCTAAAGTAACAGGTATATCCAAATAGTAAGAAAAGATTTCCTCTGCGGAAACCCTTTCTTCTATCCAATCTTGTGTTACATCAGGTATAAGCTGAAACATCTCTTCTAATTAAAAAGGTAAATTATCAGTAGCAGTTTCTGGCGTAGGTGTTGGAGCAATTGCACCTGAACCTGCTACAGGTTTAGCACCTATCGCAGCGATATCTGCACCAAAGCTGAAATCAGGAGCATCAGGAATAGTTGCTTCAAATTGTGGTAGGGGACTAGCACCTGCAAAAGCTGTTGTTGAACTTTGTCTTACTGCACTAGGTATAATATTATCATAAGGTTTTTGTGTAGTAGGATTGATTTTAGTATCTAATTTTAAAACACGATTAGGTGTTAAATCAGTAGTAATAAAATCAGGAAACAAAGGAAATGAATTTTTATCACTATCATTTAAGATAACTTTAATTCTACAAGGAACGGATTTTGTTAATGTAGGATTTAAAGCTCTCATTAAGATTGTAGCAAAAGCTTTCCAAGTTTCTCCTTTTATTAAAGGTATTTTCTCTGCAGGAATATATGCTGCTATAATGTGTTTAACTTGTGCTAAAGCTCTTTCTGCTTTCAGAGGAGTATATTTAGCATCTTTAGGGTCGAATTTGTTAGCGTACGCTATAAATGAAAACTCACCTGTGTTACCTGCATCAGTTCCTGTGAATAGGAATTGAACATTTTCTGTAACATTACCGTCTTTATCTGTATAGAATTCTACTTTAGATAAAATTGCATTACTGATACCAGGATTTAAAGATTTCCAAGACGTGTTTTCACTTTGTACTGTTGATAAATCAAACATAATAAATGTATTAAATTGTTAATAATTTTAAAAGGGGAGTAAAGATAATCCTTTACTCCCATAAATAATAATAATATCTTATTAAATATTATAATATTTTCTAATAGTATCATCTACAAGACGTAAGCTATTAGGTATCTCAAAATCTGCAAACATTCCTATTGGAGTTTTTGCAGTTGAGTTTTGTGCTTTTGTTTGAAAGAAAAATTTATTTCCTCCCATACCATCACATTCTATTCTAGTCATAAGAACTAAAGGATAGAAACCTTCAGGCATTTGTTTTTTACTTTTCTTACCTGAAACAGCTAAAACCTTTTTCTCTACACCATCTACATCAGTCATAAGCTCTACGTGACCCATAATATAAGCTATTTGGTCAGGACGTAGTAACGTATTGCAAAGGGTGTTTATCTCAAGAAGGTCTTGAGCTAAGTCCGCCCATTGGTCGTATGTCATGCGTTGCCTGCTATTATACTCTTTATGAGCTAGGTACAAGTTGATAGTATCGAAAGAAATAGACTTTATTGTAAGTGTTTTAGCACAATGTTGTATACACGCTCTTATATCTGCTATTTCTGAAGTTTCTAGGTAATTGCCTTTTTCTTTAGCCCACATCCCTGCAGGGAAAGGTAAGGTTTTTCTATCTAAATTTATGATAAAGTGGGAACTTGGATTCATTCCTTTATACCCATCTTTAGTGAACTCGTAAGTTCCATCAGGGTTTATTATTGTACTTGTGGTTTTTCCGTCTCCCGACATACCAAAAATACCGCATATTACTGCCATAATTATTTTTTATTAAATTTATACTAGTGAGTCTTGTACTCACATTCTCCAGTTTCTCTAAACTGGGTGACTAATTTTTGAAAGATGTCTAAAGGCATTTCATCAAAATCAAACCTGTGCAAATTATTCCATAAAGGTATTGTTAAATCAGAAGGCCCTGAGCGTTGTTTTACAAGTTCAAAATACGCCATTTGCATAACCCTATCTCCAATTTTAATTCTTGTAGGATAACTGTTATTAGTATAACTACTTAAATTAAGTTTAGCAGGGATATGGCTAAATATACAATAGTCTACACATTGTTCTATGCTTGATGCCCCAAACAAATCGCTTGTGGACGGTCTGTGCAAATCAGGGTTTTTGATACGGTCTATTGAACGAATATCTCTGTTCATTTGAGATAAAACTATTCCAATAGAATACCCCCCATCTGCAGCAATAGCTTTTTTAACATGTACTAAAGCATACATAAGCTCATCTACTCTTTCTTTTTCACTTGCTCCTGAACGACCTTTAGTTAATAAAGCATGGTCTATTTCATAAACCAAACCTCTACCAAAAGGTTTACATTCATTTTCATAATAATACATTAAACTGTCAGCTATGTGTTGAGCTGAACTAGGTGTTTCTATAAACCATGTGTTGTCTCTTGCTGCAAGTTCTTTATAGTAACTCTTTAAAAACTCCATATCAGAATCTGTTAAAGGTTCTTCTACAGAATATAGTTTTTTCAAAGATATACCTGAAGATGAAACTATCGAACGAGCTTGTTGTGCTGAAGCTAGCATTTCAAAATTAAAGATGTACTGATTAAACTTCATTGTAGGGTTTAAAGCATATAAAGAATCTCTAAAACACTTACCTAAGGTAGATTTACCACCTCCTGATAAAGCTGATATACATGTTATAGTAGAAGGCTCTATACCACCCAATAAATAATTGTCTAACCTTGCAAACTTTGTTTTTAAAGAAGTTATAAGACCTTTACGTCTGTCATCAACATATTTATAACTTTCTATAGCAGCATCTCTTGATGATACTTTAGATAGTATACCACTACCCGAGGGAAACATCACTAATATTCTTAGGTGTTACTTTTAACCTCAACTGTCGTATATACAACCAATATTTAGTTGCTATAAACTGTTTTAAGCCTATTTGTAGAGCTTTATTCTTTACAGCCCATTCGATGTCTGCTAAGACTTCTTCGTGCTCTTCTCTACGCTTTCCTATAGCTTTTAAATAGTCTTTAGCTATCTCATCTGCCGAAGCATTTTTAGCAAAGAATTTAAAACTAGTAGTTTCTAATTCGTAAGGATAGGCATCAAATATCTCTGAGGGCATACCTGTAACTTGTAACATAAATTTCTTCTGATATTTTGGATTAATCTCAAAATCAGAATAAAATATTTTACCGCTTTTATCATTCAAATTAATTATTATATCCCTAGCCACAAGGTCTAATAATTCTTCTGCCGAGAGAGGGCATAAATGTTGAAACTCTAAACTTATAGCATAACTCTCCCTTTGCCATTCTCTCTCTTCTCGAGAGTAATCTCTAACCAACATCTTAATAAACATAAGTTGGTTGACATTAACTTTTAAGTCTTTAATAAGACCTAAATCTTCTTTTACTGTAAACAGCATACTTTCAATTTTAATTTACTCTCTATTACTTTTATTCAGTATACCTCATCATTTAGGGTTTAATACTATTATAAAATACGTACTTTTGAGTGATTCAACATTATTTTATTTATGTTGAACTTTGTAATAAATTTAGTGTTCTAATCGTTACCTCCAATAGATAACTTGCTTTTAAAAGAATTGTCTTCTCTGTCCTTAATTATTTCTCTGAGCATTTCTTTAAGTTCATCCAAATCATTTACCCATATAGGTCTATCTGGATTGTGTTTTTGAGCTTTTCTTAATTTTTGTTCATCTCGGGAATTAGGTACGCTCCAATCAGGTACATATAAGTTTACGAACACTTTTGTAACGTGTTTACCATTTTCAAGATAAACTCTTCCTGTTCGCCCACTTCGCTGAGACTGCTGTGCAGGGTTTTCAGACCTTGAACTAGTTATACCCAACCTTGCATCAGGAATATCTATACCTTGGTCTAAAGCTTTCGCACAAATAAGATTTCGTATCTTACCTTTGATAAATAAATTAAGATTGTCTTTAGCTACCTTAGTACCTGGAAAACCTTTAGGTTCTTGCCAAATTACTGTATAACCATTTGAACTTTGTTGATATCTCGCAGGAAAGTCTTTTGAAAGACACTCTTGTCTTTTCTTTTCTGCAGAAGCCTCTCTTTTAAATAATTTTGTCTTTTCAACAAATCTTGTTTCTGAAGCAAGGGAAGAGTGATAAACTTTCGTATTATCTCCTAACCTTTTTGCCAACTCATCTGCAAATGCAGTTGATTGAGAAAACGTGATTGTGCGAACATTAAACTCATTAATAAGTTCATATGCCGCTTTTATCTTATGCTCTGTATTATCTAAGAAATCTTTTCTTCTGTGAATTAAACGAATTCCTTGTGTCGCCCATTTGAGGACATCTGTATAGGAGTATTTATCTTCGTCATTCTGTGAACCTTGATTAAGGTAATTAGCATAATTAATAGCGTTTGCTCTGTTCATACACCGTAGCATGTTATCAAAGTCTCCAAATCTAGACATAAAATATCTAATTTGTTTACCTAATTCTACTTGTGTATTGGCTTCTTCTCTTGTTATTGGAACTGCTAAATTAAATTCTATAAAATCTGAAATCCAACCGTTTTTAATAGCTTCCTTTTGTGTTATTGTATCTACTGTAGGAGCTATTGCATGCAGTAAGGCATGTCTTCCATCTAGACGTTCCATTGTACCTGTCAATCCTAAAAACCAACAATACTTAACTCTATCGAATACACGCTGAAATTTATCAGCAGGAGTTAAATGGACTTCATCTATAATTAATAAATCAACATTTCTTGTAAAGTTATTTTGGAGAGCTACTGTATTAATAACAAGTATTTCTACAGTAGTATATCCTCTTTGAGCTACAAGAGTATCCCATTGCTCTTTTAAAGATATTGTAGGTACTACAATTAATACCTTACCTCCAAAATAAGTCTTTGTTAAGTCTTTTTTAAAAAACTTGGCTAAAACTAGCATAGCAGCAGAAGTCTTGCCGACCCCTGGTGCATATACTAGAAAACCTTTACCTCGGTTTTTTATCCATTTCACGACACCTCTTCTTATTCTATAGTATCTTTTACTATCAAAACTAGGATTTTCAGTGTCAAATCCTGTCATTGTTATCATATACTTTTTTTAATGTACTGAGCCATAACTACTTCCAAATTCTTTTGAAATAGATATTTCTACGTTTAGTTTAAGTCTATCATTGACAGCTTTAATTGCTTCATCTAATATTTTAGATACTGATTCTTTAGTGTGAGGTAAAGAGAAAGTTAGAAGACCTTCCAATTTTCTTCACAACTGTTCGCTAAACAATTGCAGTTCTTCTATGAACTTCTTTATTTCTCAATAAAGGTGGGACTATATCTTGTGTTAAACCTCTTTTTTCAAAAGCCTTGAAAAAAGATGAGCATTTCTGCACTCAACACCGTTGCTTTTCAACTTCGCTTGAAGCTTACTCCATTTCTGGATAGTCTCTGAAGGCCACTGTTTATAAGAAAAACAATCTATTCTATGTCTATTCAAAATTTTTGCTATCTCAAAAGATGCCATTCTGTTAAAATATAAATAACTAAAAACTCTACCATCTTTTTTCCTATCTTTTAAAATCTTAGGTTCGTAACCTATATATTCTTTAAAAAAAGGTAGAAAATATTTTATTTGGTCTTCCTCTGAAAAGGCGTGTGTATTTAAGTTATAAAAACCATTTTTATGATGTAATGAACCGTCGTCATAAAACCATAAAGCAACACCTAAATCATTTAATAAACTTAGTTTGATATCTGTTTTTACACTTTTTAAAAAGGCTAAGTCCATAGAAGTACTACAACTAAAAGAATGTATATCTCCTATTTTATAGCCTTTATTGATTCTTGTATTAATACCGCTTTTTCTTACCAAATCCCCTAGCAGTTCTATTTTATATTCTAAAAATTCTTTATGAATAGAGTTTGTACTAAACTGTGCGTGTCCTGAGAGAGCTGTTTTAAAACAACCATCTCCGAAAAAACCTGAGATTAGTACTTGTAATTGTTTTTCATTAAAACCGTAACCCTGCTGATTGTCTATTTTATGCATAATATAAATTATTAATATCACGAACGACTCATGATAATGCAAATATATAATAATTTTTTAACATTCACACCTATTCTTACGAATTATGTTGTAGTATTATTATTTTTAAGAGTTTCCAGCAATTAACAACGTTTATACACGACAAAGTTTCTATCGTGGTATTCTAGAGCAATCTTTAAACCTCTTCTTTTTACCTCAAGTTGCAGACAATCAAACACATATGAGCCAGAACTCTGGTTTACGCTACTAAATAAGTCCTTCTCATTTTTAGCATATATCCAAAATTTTGAAATAGGATTAAAAACCCAAAGTTGTCTGTATACAGTTTTTGTTTGAAAAGAATTAGAAGCTTGTTTTACTGCTTTATTTCGTTGCCAATATAAAGTATGTAATTCTTTAGCTTCTTTAAAAGGTATTTTAGCTGTATCAGATATTTTCTGAGGCCCTGCTCCGTACACAGCCGCGAAGTTTGTGGTTTTCGCAGTACCTCTGATTTTCTTAATCCTTTTATAATTAATTTCTTCTTCTGTACTAGAAAACTTAAACTCTGTTTTTAACTCTTCTTTTTTAGCTTCCACATCTTTAAAAAACTGTTCATCTTCTAAAGTTAGTAAGCCACCTAAAACACCTAAATTAATATGAGGGTCAAAGCCAGGTACACGCATCTCTTGCACGTATTCAGGGTCATAATAATAAATATAATGTTGTTTAGTACTGTCCTCAAGAGCACAAATATCAAAACCACACATAGTAAAATTATTATTCTTAACTTTTAAGCAATTCCTAATTTCTTTACCCCAAGGTTTATCTACTCCTACTAAGTTACAAATCGGTTTACGATGTTGCCAACGAAGAGTATTAGTAAAACCTGATGCTAAAGAATAGACTTTCCAATCTTCATCTACACATTCTATAAAACCTTCTAATAAGCCTAATCTATGTCTTAACATATATAAACTATCTAATTCTTCTAGAAAAGGATAATCATCAAACATATCCGTAATAGAAGAACAAAGACCTTGACCAAAAGGTAAAGATATTTGAGGTACTTTTTCTCCCTTTTCATTATCCTTAAAAGTAATTGGTGTCCAACCTAATGAAAATAACCATTCTTTTAATTGTACTGAAGAGTTAGGATTACCTAAAGTATAAATAGTATCAGAATCTTCTGATAGACCTAGTAATTTTAGCTCTTGTTGCCATCTTTCACCTACAACAGATAAGCTACCATCTTTCTTATAAAGTACCTTAGGAGCCTTCTTAAGCACCTTCTTAGGCATTACTTGTGAAAGCTTATTAAATTTACCTTCTAAAAGAGGTGTAATCTTACTTATAGTATCTAAACAAAGATTAATATCTAAGTCTATACCTATTTCTTCTCTGTCTCTTAAATTTTCTAATTTAAAGTTGAGGTAATTAATAAGATGTTGGTAGTTTCCTTTATACAACTCATTCAAATAGTCTTTAAACTCTATATAAATTGTCTCATTTATTCTGACGTCTTGTTCACATCTATGAATATAGTCTTCTAAAGGAAGTTCTGTCCAACTTGTAATAAGAGGTTTAGGAATACCTATTTCCTCTCCCCATTCTTCTAAACCATGTTTAATCTTTTGACAATGGAGATACCAAGATAAACCTATTGTATCTATTATATGCTTAGGTTGTTCTATTCCATATATTTTCTTTAATAAAGGAAAATCAAAAGGTATAATATAATGACCTATAAAGATTGCATCTTGTTTAAAAAATTCTATAATTTGACTCTTTTCTGTTAAAGTCCCTCTCTCTGCTGAATTTACAACTCTATATGAAAGACAGTAGATAGTTGAAGCAGATTTCAATAATCCATCTGCTTCAACATCAAATACTATCTCTTTCATTATACTTCAATATATTCTGGTGTTTCAGAAAATTCTGCTGTACTTCCGTATATGACTTCTTCATAATCTTCATAAGCTGCATCCATTTCGTCTTCTTCAATAACATTAGCTATCCAAAGTTCATATAGAATACTTTCAGCTTCCCAAGGGTCTAATTCTGTCATAATATTATAAAAATCAGAAATAGACCTTATGTCATAGTCTTTAGCAAGACCTTCTGCTAAGTAAGTCTTATCCACTATTTTATGTTCATCTAAAGATTTTTCAAAAGGAGTTTTTTCTTTTTTAGAATCCCAACTTGAACCATATCCATAGTCTGAATACCAATCATCTTCATAAAGACCATCATATTTATTGTATTTGGTACTAGTACCAAAAGTAGGTACTGCATAAACTGGTTTTATGTAAGTAAAAGGATAAACATCTACTGCTGTTAATGCAATTTCAGTACAAAATTGAAGAGTTTCCTCTAATTCTTTTATACTAACCGTTTCCATATTGGTATGAGGATTATAATATCCACAACTCATATTGAAACATGAAACACCTGCTTCTACATTAAATGCATCAGTAAAACCACCTACTACCTCTTTTCTACCATGTTTTACTAGGATATCTTGTATAGCATTTAAAAAGTCTGCTGAAACTCTTTTTTGACCTGCGTAACTTGAAGCAAAATCTTTTGCTCCTTTTCTATCTACAGAACCTATAAAACGACAGTCTGAAAAGAAATTCTCATCAAAGTAACTTGAACCTATTCCACCTGTTTCTTCACAAGAGAAAAATACAACTTTAATTGCAGGAATAGTTTCTAACAACTTGATACACACGTAGATGCCCGATTTGTCATCTCCGCCCACACCTACTTGTTTTCCAAGGTTATCAAGAGCAAATAAACTATTATCTTTTTCATGAAGATGATACCCATTACAGTAAGTATGTACAGTATCTAAATGACAACAAAACATCGGATATGTTTTACTTTGTCCTTTAATAACTGAGATATTACCAAAATCATCTATATTATAGGGTAGCCCCATTTTAGTAAGTGTCTCTGTTATAAACAAAGCCATTTTTGTTTCATTACCTGTTGAGGCAATTTGAAACACATCTTTCATTTTTATCATTTATTCTTCTTTTAAAATTAATTCTTCTTTTTCTACTTGTTCTTCTTCTTGTGCAGTATAACAACTTGGACATAGAGTAAAGTCTCCTGAGACTTTTTCTGAATTTGTGTACTCTCCACATAAATCGCAAAGTATTAAACCGTCTTTACAATCATCACAACATGCTAATCTTTCACCATCTAAAACTATAACTGTTACTTCCCTCTTTTTATGATAAGTATCGCATACGTCACAGTAGAAGTAGTCCTCTTCTAAACATTTGTTACATACGTAATCACCTGAAGCTACTTCATTTGAACTTTTAGACCAAGTACCACAATCAACACACTCATAATAACCTGCTCTTTCAGCACATCCAGAACTGCAATATACATTATTGTCTATATAAATAGAATCTTTTTTATCATGCCATTCATCACACCTATCACAAGTATTAAATCTTTCATCTCTGCACTCAATACAATACCAAGCATCATTTACCCAACAACCGTCGTCTTCATCATAGTAATCTCCACAATCATCGCAACACATTCTATTATCTTCTTCATCTTCACCATGTATATTACCACAACATTCATGAAGAATATAACTGTCATAACTATCATCCGTAGTTAAGGTGTCATCATCATTAAAATAATATAAAGTATCTGCATAAGGTACACCTGTATTTGTTATAAATTCTGCAGCTTCTTTAGAAAGGTTTTTATAGATATCTTCCCCTATTTTTTCACCTGTTGGAGATAAAACTGAATCTGAAGAGAAGTTTCTGTGTAACCAACCTTTACTTTTAGCCACTTCTTGTAGTTGTAAATTAACTGTTTCTGTGCCATATATTCTATCTAAGAAAGTAAAGCGTTCTAAACTTTCATCACCATCATCATAAGTTTTTGTTACATCTTCCCATAATAAAGCTCTAAACAGCAGGTGCCCATTTTCATCAACACCATAAACGATTTTACAAAGAAAATCATAAAGGGCAGAATAGTTTCTACATCCATAAGAGCTTTCTTTTCTCATACAAGAATTTTTTAAATATTCTCCTGCTTTATCTGAAGTAGGTAATGCATATATCTTAGAAGGTGATGTACTTATTTGATATTCTAATTCAGTATTAAGAGCTTGAATTGTATAATTAAAATGTTCTATTAAAGCATTAATCCAAACTTCTCGTTCAATATCATGCCAATGTGCATCAGAACTACAAAACAATTCTTGTATCAGCATTATAAATTTACCTGCTTTCATAGAAGACCTACCCTCTCTTACCCACTTACCTTGGTCATTTATAGGTTGTTCTCCTTTTTTAGTGTCCCAATACGTTATATTATTCTGTTTGTTTACACAAAAATAATTAAATTGTGTATTTATATCAATATTAACAGCATATTCTGTACACTGTGCATCTAAACAAGAAAAGGTATTGTTTAGGTCAATATCTATATGTACTCCTTTAACGATAAGTCGTATATTTTTAAACATACTGTAAACTTTATGACTTACTACTATTTGCATCTTTTAAAATTTTTAATTCTTCAATATTATATACTACTTTAATTCCTTTTTCTAATGCATGAGCAACTTCTATATCAGCTCCTGCAGATTCACCTGGTAATCTTAATAAAATATCACACATTTCTAACCACTGTAAGTCATATTGCATCCATACTTCCCAAGATTTAGGAGATAAAAGATGTTGAAAAGCAACAAGTAGAGGTGCAAAAGGTGTAAATCCCAATTCAAGGATTTCATCAAATGTCGTCATTTGCGTTCGGACATTATCTATTTGGTCTCCTATGGTATAAGGAGATGCAATATAAACTTTCATAAATTTTTATGTTATTAGTTTTTAAATATGCTTCGGGGTGAAGCTCCTAAATGGTAATTGTAAGAAATAAACTGTTTATCTAATTTAGATGTGATTTTATATTTCTTATAAACTTCTTGTATAATCTCATCTGCTATGCTATTATCTAATACATATGCATCATAATCAATATGCTTCATACCTTTATCATCAATAAAAGCTTCTTCTAATAATTTGTCAAAATCAGCAGAAGGGGTAGCTCTTAAATAAGCTTGTTGAAAAACTTCATGCAAAGCTTTATTCTTTTTATCTAGTTTCTTCATAACCTATTTTATCAATTATTTTATACCATTGTTGTCTATCACAATCATCACCTAAATTCCCAAACATTCTTTCATGTTCTAATATTTCTCTGCCAATTTGCTTTCGACTATGTGAATCTAAAGTATTCCAATTAGACAGAATTTCTGACACAGCATGTGATGCCATATAAGTCTTTCTGCCTAAGGAATATCTAAAAATACACATTAAAGCCAACCATTTATCGCTGATTTTAATATCATCTCTGTTCATAATTTGTTAAAATAAAATATGATTTACTTTATTACATTTTAATTTTTCATTGTGTGTATCTTCGATAAAATGTAATTCAACTATACCTGAAGCTCTATTACCTTTATTAGTTTCAAAATGAAAACCATTACGTTTACCTTGAGTTTCTTGTTTAGCTGCAATATTTTGGATATACCACTTATTTCTTTGTTCAAGAGTATTATTTTGACATAATACTTCGTGTCTAACAGGATGGATAAAACCATCATGAGTATGTTCTGTAATCCAAATATCTGCTGATGGATATGTAGCTTTTGAAATATCAATACCAAGAGAACCTTTACTTCTAGTTCCCATAGAAAAAGGACTGTGACAAAAATGAATTACAAGTCTTGTTCTTTTATTTCTTAATCCTACTGGAGTATTTAAAATAATATAACCTGTATATTCATGTATAGGCACATCTACACCACAAATAAGAGCTAATAAATCTATGTTATGATGTTTGACTATAGAATTATCATGATTACCTCTATTCCAACTAATTATTCTATCTTTATAAGGTAAGATTATATCTTTTCTACTGTCTTCTATTACTTTGTTCGCATAATCGCTGCTATTGAATTTTTCTAATGTAGCCGTTTTACTTCCTCTTTTGTCATTAACAAATTGCATAACATCAATTGAATCTCCTCCTATTACTATATAAGCATTGGGGTTGTCATCAAGATATTTTTTTACATGTTTCCACATAGAAAACTCAGAGTCTTTATGTAAATCTGAAATCCAAACTATTGAAAAGTTCTTCTGTTCAATTTTTACTTCTAAGACTTCATCAGATAATCTTTTTGTTATCATAATTAAAATATTAAAGGTTTTAAAAAGAGTAGTATACTCCCATAAGAATTTTATTTTCTGTAAAAGTATACTATTTCTTTTTAAAATCAAAATGTTATATGCCAAAACATATAATTTACCTTAAAATCACATTATTATATGTAAACACATATAATGCGGACTATTTTGAACATTATGCATAGGTTTTGTGCATTATAATACACATTTTAGTATGATTTCTCATGCATTAAAGCATAAAATAACACTTAGTGCATTATATCTCATTCATTTTTAGTTAGTTGTATTGTTTTTGTGGGTACAAATATATAACTTAGCAACGAGTTAGCAAATATACTATAAGACACTTACGTCTTTGTTTTTCGCTTTTACGTGTTGTTTTATTTTCGTGAATAGTTTTGTATATGCTTTTGATGTTTGAGCATCATTTAAAATATTGTCAAACATTAATTGAACTATTGCATTTCTCGATTTTTCAAAGTCTTTTACTTTTTCTTTTGAGAAATTTAGTTTTTGGTCTTTAAGTTGTTTCCCTATTGTTGGAGCTAAACAACTAAAATGTATTCCGAATGTCTTTTTTTGTTCCATAATATTGTATTTATTAGATTAATTACTAAGTACATTTGTTAACAATTTGTAAAAAACAAAGCTGGATAGCTCTATAAAACTTGATAAGTAACGGTTAGCTTCGTTTCTTACAAGTCAACGTTACCTGCAATGCTAATCGACAATGTAGTCGTAAATTTTAGGATTAGCACATTTACCTTCAAGTAATTCACAGCTTGTAGGCGTGATTATTGCTGTTACGTGCGGGTGTTCATTTTCACACAACCATTTTATCAAAGGTCTTGCCGCTTTCTCAAAGGGTATTAAATGGTCTTTCTCTTTGTTGTCAATCCCGTTTCCTTCATAAAATTTACAATGAGGATAACCTCTTTCTTTGCAAGAATTCATAATTGTGCAAGTTTCTTTTTTCAAGCAATTACTGCATTTTTTCATTTTTATATTTGTTTTAAAATTAATACTAATAAAGCCAAGCAGGTAATACCTTGTATGTAAAATTCCGCTACGTTACACTTTACATACAATCGTTCGTTATATTTCACACCACTAAGATACAAAACATTTAACAATATCAACTATTCTGATAACAGTATATTATAACTCATCAATTAGTAAAAATTTCTTTTTACTCCAAACACAATCATAATATCTTCCATTTTTACACATAAAAATCCTATAAAGATTTTTAGCTACTTTTTCTTGTGATAATACTATATAATCACAAGTGTCAGTATGTAGTGTTCTTGCCTCTTTATTATAATATGTTCCATTATCTTTGATATTTTGGGACATACTTTGTAAAGAAACTAGCATTAATACTAATATTAATATAATATACTTTTTCATCAATCAAATTCAGCTAAAGTTTTCTCTCTGTTTTGAAGGACACAAGCCAGTGCAGATATAACATCACAAGGATAGTTTCTAATCTTACCATTGACAATCATACAAGTATTACAACCCATAGCATCATTAAATTTAGCCTTAGTCACTTTAGGAAATAACTTTATCAATTGAATTAATTCTTCTTCAGTAAATCCCCATTCAGATTCTCTAGGAAATGCTGAAACTACCTTTTCAATATCTATTGTTTGCATACTGTATGTTTATAACGTACACTTCTAATACCTAAAGTAATAATACTTAGGATAATACTAACTACAGAGATTTTAGGAGTTTCTAAAACTGTGAAGTTCCCTTTCTTTGTTTTAAGTAATGAAAATCTACTATGAGATTTTTTGTGATAAATAACCTTAAAAGGTTTTTTTGCTATTTTTACCATAATTCTATTATTTTTTTAAGTTCTGTTACTTGTTTTTCTATCTTACTATCTGTAATAATAAGATTAACTATACTCTGATAAGCTCTTACTACATAAGATTCTTTTACCTCTCCTATAATCTCTCCTATTTTATCATCAGTATCATCAGTGTATTCTCTAGCTAAATAAATTAATATCATTCTTTTAGAAGAGATTACTCTAGACCTATTCTTCTCTAAGAAAAATTCAGGAGGTTGAGCATAATATTGACAACCTATTTCTAAGATATCTTTAGCCCAAATAGGTTTAGATTTATGTACTTGAAAAGGTATGTTTAATTTCAGAAATAAATCTAAGATAAAATCTTGTACCTCTCCTTGAGGTAATTTTACTACTGCTGTTAAATCCATTTAAGCAATTAACAAGAAATCTTCCATAGTCATTATACCTTCAGCACCATCATACTCTGTAATTTTAAAAGCCGTACCAACAGTTATCCAACGAATTACTAAATCACAAGCACCTCCACAATAGATATCTTCAATTCCTAAGTTTTCTTTTACCCAATCTTCATCAATGTCTTCTTGTCTGTTTTGCTCAACCATTTCTACTAATTTTGGGTTAAATAGTAGTTCTGGGTACTCTGTATTCCATGAATACCATCCTGCACCAAACCCTTGTGAAATAAGCACAGCTACTTCACCATTTCTAATTACTTTTTCCATATTATTTATTTTTCTTTACTTTAGTATAAACTTTAGTTCTTGATTTACAATTTATAAAATCATTCCACCTTTCATTTTTCTTACAAACTCTGTTGAAATATTCTGTACCGTCATCAAATTTTGCATTGAATAAATCACCTTCTCTTATAGTGTCATCCATATTTTAATCTTGAAAATGTTTAATAATAGGTTCATAATCATCGTCTTCTTTATTATCTTTCCATCTTGAAAATAACGAAAAATCTTCTTCGTCTTCATCTTCTTTCCAATGTGAAAATATATTTATTGGTTCAAAGTCGTCTTCTGAATCTTCAAGCCAATTTTTACCAAACATTGCCATAATTCTATTTTAAATTAAAATACTCACCACACTCATTACATAAAATATCTAAAACAGGTAAATCAGGTTGAGTGTAATCATAATTAATATGTAAATTTTCTTTTTCACCACATTTAGGGCAAATGATTTCATCTTCTTCCATAGCTAAGGTTCTAAAAATTTTTGTGTTATAACTGTTTTAACTTCTTCATAAGAATAGGGTGTAGGATTAAAGAAACCATCTTTTGTTCTTGTATCAACTCCAACATCTATTGCATTCCATGAGGGATGTTTATAAGAATTATGACAGTGTCCATATAGATGAAAACTGCCTCTTTCTTTACCTGCCCATGAAGCCATAGGGAAATGACACATTACAATATCTTGTTCTGCACCTTTAGCATCTTCATCATAAACTTTTATCTCTAATATATCACAAGTTTCTAAAGGAGAAGCTTTAGCTGTATTATTTTTAATAAAACATTTATCATGATTACCTCTTATATGGTATATTTGACCATTAAGTTGGTCTATGATTTGTTGATATTTATGAGGAGAGTCACTCCATATAAAGTCTCCTAGCATAAATACAGCATCTCCATCACTCACTGCATCATTCCAACATCTTATCATTAAACTATTCATATCTTCAGTTGTAAGGTGTTTAGGCTTTTTAGAACCTAAATCCTTATAACTAAAGTATCTCTTAGCATAATCCAAAATATTTGCGTGGTGAAAATGTGGGTCGGACAGAAAAAATATTCTATCTTTATTAAAAGGTGTTTTTATTCTCATAATTTTTCAATTTTCTTAGTAAATATTTTGAATTCTTAGACTTACCTAATAGGTTTGTACCTTTAAATAAGTAGTATATAGCATCTTTTACATACATCTTATATAAACCATGTTTTTCAAAAAGGTTTATTTGATATCTGTACATTCCTCTTCTAACTATTATAGGAGTTCCAAGTTTAATGTTTAACTCTAAACCTAACATAGCAAAATCAAAAGATATCATACCATATTGACCTGTATAACATACAATTCTTCTCTCTGAAGATTTGACATAACTTAAACTAACTAAGAATTCTTCAAGGTCTTTTTTAGTTAATTTTTTATATTTAACTATCTTATGTTTACCTATTTCCATAAATTCTAATTGTTTTCCAATATCTATCAAAGCCATCCATACTTGAATACTCTATAATATATCTCTGTTGTACGTAATAAAATTCTAACCAAATAATAACATTGTTACCAATATTTGTAGGAAATAGTGCAAAACGTCTTTTAAGTCTTGTATCACCCTCTTTAGGGCTCCTATCTAACCATTTCATTAATCTTGCATTGTTAAAACTTCAATTAAATTATCTAATCTTTCAATAGTATTAAACATACCTAGAGGTATTTCATCTCCATTAAATCCACAAAGACTTACGTCACCTGTAGAGTATACTACAAGTTGTAGTCCTTCGTACAATTCTTTAGTATGTATATCACATACATCTAAATTGATAGTACTAAAATTTCTATCTTTTAATAAATCTTTTGTTATTTGCATGGTATTAGTTTTAAAGCGTTAAATAAAGCTAGTTCAAGAGCATCTTCATAAGACTTTTTACAAGATATACTACACGCAGCTCCAGTTGTTTTAAAATTATTGTCTGTAACATAAATATTACAATCCCAAAGATTTTTTACACCTGAACATGGATAAATTTGGAAATGAAATTTTCTTCCTTGTTTTTCTCTTAACCACTTTTGTAAAACAGATTGTGTTGGAGCAGTACAAACAAAGTCAGGTTCAAATATTTCTTCTGGATACAATTTTGCTCTTGTTTCTTTTGTTCGTGTATTTCTAGTAAATATCTCAGAATTACTTGCAGTAAATTGCCACCAATGATAATGAAAATCTCTTAACTCTTTTTCTGGACTAAAACCTTCTGTACAATCTTCGTCAAACCCTTTTTCTTTAGCTAATAGTGCTGTTTTATACGATACATTCATATCAATCTATTATTAAATATTTATATTGTAAGAATAATACCCCATTTAAGAAATTACTTAAAATAAGCCCTTCTGAGCTATTAGGAATATTAACTTGTTTAGTTAGGTCTATTATAATTAAACCTTGTTTATTTCGCTTAAAATTGACTTCAAAAGCCTTAAGAACATTAACACCTTCAAAGATGCTATCCAATTTCTCTTTGCAGAGATAAAGGATAGTTCTTTGAGATTGTTCTTCTTGTTGTTTTAAATAATCATTAATACTTATCATAAGACATCTTTATAAGTTTTAAAACATTTACAACAATAATTCTTTTCTTCTATAAGATAAGATTTATTACTTCTTTTACCACACCAAAAGCATTTATGAGGCCTAATAGTTAAACCTAAATTTTCAGATTCTTTATCCCAAAAATCTATTAATCCTTGAATATGTTCTCTAATAGCAAAATGAAAATTTCTTTCCGTAGTTGTTAAATGTGGGTCATTATAAGGACTAAAAATTGCTATAGCCCCCATCAATCTTCTTTTATGATAGTTTCTTTTCTGTGCTAAAGTCTGTTTATTCATAATAATAATTTTAAGAATTATAACCTTCTACTTCTTCCCATTTATAATATCTAATCATATACACTGTAATATTTGTTCGTAGTAAAAATCATACCAATAGTTAAACCTATCTTGGATTTCTTCTGTATAAGTTAGTTCTGTTGCTTCTATATCTAGAAACATATCGTCTTCATTATTACAAATATCTCCGCTTTCATAAAGAGTTCTTGTATGAGCTAAATTACTTGTGATTTCTACTAGATTGATTTCTGTATCCACTATTTCAGATATTTTTCTTCCATTTGTTTCATCCAATTTTCTACATCAAAACTTGCATCCATTTGAGATAAAATCAAATCATTTTTAATATCTCTTATGTTAGGCATATGAGGCAATCTACTAACTTCTTCATTGATAAATTTGCTTGTTTGTCTTTCAACAGCATCATCACCACTATAAAGATATGTATAGATATCTTCTCTTTTACATAAAACTTTTAATTGAGTATCTAATTCTTCTTCTTGTTTTCTTAATGCAAGATATTTTGTATTCAATTCTAAAATTTTCTTTTGTGCAGCATTAGGTTTAAAATTTTCACGTACTTTCTTTTCTCTGTCAGCACTGAACTCTTTCATCCTTTGCTCAAACTTATATAGTAGAGCATTTATTTGGTCTTTTGTAATTTTCATAATATATTGTATTTAATTAATAATTGTTTTACTTTTTCTATAAGTTCTTCTTTAGAACCTGTATTTTCTATAATTTCATCAAATTGATAATTATCTAAAGCTGTCTCCGATTCATGAAGTGAACCTAAATCTAATGGTGATTTAAAGAGTCTATTTATTCTAATAGTTATCCCACCTCTACTTTTAATTGCATCAGCTTCATTGATAAATCTCATATCAGATAATACCCAATCATCTCCTTCTTCGTAATTAGCAAATCTAGCTAAGCACCAAATTTGAGGATGTGTCAAATCTCTAAATAAATCGGTTCCAACGATTTGCAAAAATTGGCGATACGTCATGTGAAACTTATCTACAGTAGGGTAATAAACTTCTTCTAAAGAATCTACATATTCTTGAGCTTCTTTTGTTGACAGAAATAGTTTATTAAAGAGTCCAAATTCTGTTGCATAATTTAATTTATAACAACTAAAAGGTACTAGAGTTTTCTTAAACTCTTGGTCTTCTAATTGCTTCATAGTACAACCTGTTATGATACATACTATTTTCTTTAAGGGTTCTGCAAACTTCTTATTCTTCCATTCTGAAAACATTGTTAAATGCTTATCTTTTTGAAAATCTTCAAAAGACATATTAGACCAATAACCATCTTTATCTATAGCAGGGTCGATGTTTTTTAATTGTGTTAAATATTGTATAATGCTGGTTACTAGGTCTTTACCCGAACCAGCTCTACCGTTTATTCCAATTAGGTGTATTTTATTCTTTTCCATAAATTTATATATTTACTTCTCTAATTTCTTTACTTGCGATTGTTCTTGAAGATATTTGTGCAGTATTTCTACTTTTAGTAACTTCTATTTTATAATTAAGCAGAGATAACTCTCTTAATTTCATTAGACAAGGATTTGCCCAATCTATAGTTTTTTCAAACTCTTCTTTTTGTTGATTTAATTCTTTTAACTTAAAATCTATTGCTCTTAAGTTCTGTTTACTGCGACCTACTCTTTTACAAAAGTGTGCATCGTGTTGTTCTAATTTTTTCTTCATGTTACTTATTTATAAGGTTTAATAAAAAGGGTAGAAGGACTTAACCTTCTACCCTGATTTTATAAATAAGCTTGTATTATTTTTCTTCTTCTACTACAATAGCTAAAGTACCAAATACACCTAATAATTTTTTAAGGGTATCTACTTCTTCTTTTAAGCCATCAATTTCTGCTTGAGTTTCTGCTGCAGCATCTTCAATATCAATTAAGGTATTTAGAGCATCTTGTACGTATGTTTCAGCATAAGCTTTACGTTCACCTGATGATTTAATAGCTTCCATATCAATTTGTACTAAAGAATCTTGGAAATCGAACATTGATTCTTCTTGAGTTTCTTTTAAAGAAGCTTTTAATTCAGCTATCTTTTTAGTTTTTAACTCGATTTGTTCTTGTACAATTTTTTCAGCATTGTCTGCGAATAATGATACACTACGTTCGTTTGAACCTTTACGGAAATTTTGAATTTGTTTTGCTAAATTTTTCATAAAATATAAAATTTAATTGTTAATAAATAAAAATGATTCTTGTTAATAAATAAAATGTTAATAATAAATTTAAAGGTTGTAAAGATAATAAAATTATTTAATCTTCCAATCTTTTTGTTCTTGTGTGAAATTAAATCTTTTCTTAGTAGATTTAACTTCTTTTACAGTAGGTTTAGGTACTGTAATAGTAGGAGCTACAACAGATTCCCAAGGAATTTGTGTCTCAACTCTAGGTTTTTGTGTAATAGGTTGTGGTAGTTCTGCCCATGTTATCTGAGAACTTTTCTTAGAATATATAGAGCAAGGGCCTCCATATTGTAAAAATAATCTTTTCTCATCATAAGTAGCCATTCTGAAGTTAGAGAAATTATCTCCTGTCTCTCCATCAGAAAATCCTACTTTCTTACCATTAGTATTTGTAATAAAACCACCTTCTTCTAAATTGGTATGATTAGTTTTATAAACAAAATCTTCAAATATAGTAGTACCTTCATTAGTAATACATACAACATAATTATCATCATATTCATCTAAATCGTCCCACCAATTTTTAGTTGTTGATTTAGAAGGTTTAGCTTTACCTAAATCTTTAAACCAAGCAGGCTCTGGAACTTCTGTGTAATAAGAACACTCGCACCACGAACTGTCTGTATAACTGTGTTTTTCAAAAGTACCTGCGTAATCAAAAGGAAAACTTCCTCTTCCTGTTGATAATCTAGCAACACTATTTGTAGACCATCCCGAACTTGTATACCACTTACCTACTTTACAATCTTCTAATCTTAATTGTTTAGTTTTCACTTTTTCTACTTTTTTAAATTTTTCATGATACTTTTCAAAATGTAAAACATACCCACCTTTACAAAGAGCAACTACAAAACCATTAAATTTTTCAAAAGATTCAATAGTAAGTTGTTCACCTATTTTCAAATACGATTTTGTATGCTTAGGATGAACAGTTTCATTACCACCTGTATCAAGGGTTTCCACTATATCTCCAATATTAAAACCTTTACAAGTAGTAATTGTAGCTACTTTTTCAACAATTTTAGGTATAGGTACATAATCTTGAGGAATTAAAACAAAGTTTGTAATACTATCATAAGGGTCTTTAATACTTGTAGCATAACCTCTTCCGTACTCAGGAAACTTTTTAGAATTATGGTGTTCACAACGTAACGATGTAGACTTATTCCACAAAGTTGCATAACTTTCTTCTATTTCTAAAACACCACTTACATTTTCTGTATAAATAGTAGCTGTATAAGCATCACCTGTTTTAGCTCTACTAAGCATATCAGATAAAGATTCTGTACTTTTAGTAGATTTTTCTACAACAGTCTTACTTTTACAAATATCTATTTCATCTGCTGTAGCATATCTTAATTTAGCTTCACAAGTTCCTGTAACTCTTCTAACGCCTTCTTTTGTGTACCATTGGCAGTAAGCTTTATTATAATCTGTTATTCTTAAAACTTCACCGATAGCCAGTTCAGAAGTTGAGTCATATACCCAATCTCCAATTTTGAAATCTTTTTGTTCCATTTCTTTCATAGTAGTATCAGGTTGAGGTTCAGAAGTTAAATTAAAGAAGAAACCTGTTTTAGCCTTAGTATGAAAAGCACAGTCAGAGCATAATAAACCAGTACAACCTAAGTCAGAGAGAAAACCTAATTGTCCTATACATCCGCTAAGACTTTCTCTAGGTATTTTTTCATACCAAGTTTCTAATTCTTGTTTAGATATATTTCTTTTATCTAAAATAAGTTGAGGGTTATTTTTTTCTTGAGCTACCCTAAGAAGCACATTTTCGTCTATTGTTTCCATTGCTTGTTTAGGAGTACTTTTTCTATAAGCTTTTCCAAATTCACTATCTAAGAATTCTTGAGTACAATCAAAGTAATTGTTAGGCAATCCATCAGGGCTTTCGTGTATACCATTATCATCTCCAATATAGTAATATTGATTATCATACCCTTCATATTGGTCAAAGCCCTCTGCTCCTTTATAGCCAAGAAATCTCATTAAATCCTTTCCACAACCATCAATTGTTCTAGGATTCATAGCTCCTTTATAAATTTCTGTTTTCATAAGTTTTATATCTTTTAACATAACTGCTTTACCTGCTTTTTCATAAACTTCTATTTCTTCTTGAGTAGCTAGTCTTAACTTAAGTTTATTACAAGTATTTGATAATTCTCCAGCTTCCCAACCGTTTTTTATCCCTCTTATATCTTTATAAAACTTCATGTATTTCTTAGAACTGTTTTCTTTTAGTTTGTAGACAGCATCTTGAGGTATAGAATTAAACCATTGATTTGTACCATTAGGAGAACTTAGCATAACTACATAAGAGTCTTTAGGAAATACACAATCATCAATTTGAGGTTTAGATTGTTCTTCAGGTTTAGAAACTATTTCAGCCCATTTTCCTTCTTTATAGATAACTGCTGAATTTATTTCTTTTACAAAAACATTAATTTTATTTTGTCTTATGTCTGAAAACTTTTCACAAACAGCTTTTATATTAAAAAACATTGTTCTATTCTCAAGAGTACTTACAGAGGTGAAAACAGTACCATTAGTATATCTACTTTTAATTTCGATTTCAAAAAGTTCATAGATAGGTTTAAAATCTGTTACTTCTATCCAATCAATAGCTTCACAGAATAAACCTGTTCTGAAATTACCGTCTACAAATCCAGTATTATTATTGTCTTTAGCTTTATAAATATATTGGCTTTTACTTTTATTTACATACCAAGTATCTAATTTTAGTTCAATAGATTTATCTTCTTTTACTTCAGCTTTATAATCTCTTATAGCATCTACAAATTTAGTAAGGTCTTCTAAGGTTTTGCACATAGGGAAATCTCCGTCTCCACGGTATCCTAATACTTCTTCTTGAAAATCTGTTTTACTAGTACTAATTTTTGCTTTAGTAAAACAAGCAGAATTATTGTTAGTAGGAGATTGTAAATAATACTCACCCACAGCTATATCAACTATATACTTTGTACCGTATAAATTAACCTTATCTCCTAATTTCAAAATATCCGTTTTAGAAATTTTCTCTCCAAAAGATAGGATTTCATTTACTGTGGTTTCTTTTTGGTCAGAGTCTATACCAAGACACCAAGTATTAAAGTACTTACTCTCATCGTTTGCACCTTTAAGTATATTATGAGAGCCTTTAAAAACCTTATATTCTGATTCAAGTGTACCTCCAATAGAACTCCAACCGAATTCGTATAGTTTACTCCAAATTTTACTGAATATATCGAAAGTTATACTCTCGTCATATTTTAAATATTTTCCTGTTAATGGCATAATTTTAATTTTTAATTATTAATGGTATTGGTTCATTAAAATCCAACGTATCTTCTATTGGAACTAAGAAATCTATTCTATTCTTATACCTTTCATTCATCTTATCTTTTACTACCCACTTTCCATTTAAATTAGGATTAGCTGATAATATATTAATAGTATCATTGAAATTATAAAAATCAAATAAATCTCTTGATAAAGCTACATATCGTAACTCATAATTATTAAGCTTTACTGCATCTATTTTAGTACCATCTGCAGTATTATTTTTAGTTAAGTGATACTTAGTACCAATTAAATAAGTATGTTCTATAGACTCAAGAGAATCTATTTCTAGTAGACACTCAAAGATTTGGTCTTTAAGTGATAGGTTTGTTTCTTTTAACTTTGTATTACTTTTATATTGTTCTGCCATTGTAATAAATGAGAATAAAAAGTATATAGCACATACATAAGTTGAAATTGCTGTTTTCATAAATAAAGTTTTAAAAACTAGTACTATGTGTATTTCCTCTTAAAAAAGACAAGGCATTATCTTTTAATTAGCCACAGTGCTAGTATATTATTAAATAAATTTTAAATTTGTAGCTATAATTAATGCTCCTAGTATAGCACCTACTATAAAAGCAATACCTAGGATAATAGCACCATATAATTCTATCTTAAATCTTACTGAATCTAATTCAGGTAGTATTTTATTGTTTCTTTTCATGCATTGTCAAATATAAAGTTTTCATTAAGTCCTCATTTAATGTTAATAGTTGTTCTATAGACATATGAGCTACTATTTCATAGTCTTCATGTCCAAAAGAGTCATGATACTTAAATAAAGTATCCATAAGTTTAATTCTAATATCTTGTTCATTCATATTGGTTAAATATTAATTTGTTAATAGAACCCTCTGCAGGACTCGAACCTACATCTCCCACATGTTGTGGTACTCTAGCCAAAGTTGTTAAACTTGAGTTAAGAGGGTAATTGTTTTTATTTTTTAGCTAATAAAAAAGCTCCTTGAATGTTTTAACTTAGACAAGGAGCTTCCAACTAATATTAACCAAAACTATATTTTAATTGAGAATTTTATATTTTCTCACTTTTCTACCATAAAATAGTAAACATTTACCTTCTTTAGTAGTTTCTACAGAAGGCCTAAATATTTGTATTAATATTAAAAATATTATTAATACAACAAATAATGCTTCCATTATAACTCTATTGTTTGAGTCTTAGTACAAGTTACAGTATAACCTCTTCTACGAAGTTCTGTAACTAATTCTTCTGAAGATATAAAATCTACAGCTTTAGATACCTTTTCTTTATGGTCTTCTATAAGACTTTCTAATATCTTTTTAGAAGGTTCTAAGATAGTAGGTATCCTTTTAGTATACTTTCTCTTAGGTATAATAACAGGGGCTTTCACAATAATCGGCTCAGGGTTTTCAATACCCATTCTATTTGCTACCCACGCTTTAAAATCTTTTATTAAAGCTTCTCTGTCTCCTACATATACAGCTTGTATCTTATTTCCTTTGTCATCTGCATAGCCTCTATCTTTAAGATAAGTAAAGATATAAGAACCATATAAAGGTCTCATAGAAGATAAAAGACTTCTTGGCATAAGTTTAAGATTACAATTGAAGTCTTTAAAAATCTCCATTAAAGCTTCTATTTTATTGTTCTTTTTTAATATTGATTCTTTGTTCATAATATTATTTTTTAGTTAATTTTTTAATATTTCTATCTAAATATTGAAGTCTAGGTAACAAAGCACCCTCTTCATAAAAGTAACCTGTTTTCTTATCATAACAAGCAGGTCTATTTTCTTGTAAATATCTTATAAGTTGAGTATACTCATCTACAGATATTTTATTCTTGGTTAAAAGATTAGTTGTTGCATAGCACATACCCCAACCTTCCATGTAAGCATTAAGATTTTCTTTTAATAGTATTAAAAGCTCTAAATCTGTTTTCATAATAAATTTTATTGGTTAGGTTAATAAAAGCCTTTTACACTCATGCTTAGGAGTAGATTGTTATTCTAAATTTGATAATACAAAAAATAAGAAATCTTTAAGAATTTCATCATTAATTGGTTCAGATACACCCTTACCTTGAGAGTGTACTCTGATAATGCTATTTTCTAACATTATCTTGCTAAGTAATGAAAAATTCTTTTAGGTGTTGGTAACAAATTTACTTTTGTTATTTCACCTTTCTTATTTCTTTCATAACTGTGTGTAATAACTTGAATAGCTCTTTCAAACTTACCCATTTTATTTATAGTTAAATTGATACCTTTAGAATTCTTTCTAAATCTTTGAATAGGCTCTCTACGAGCTTTTCTATTAGGAAACTCGGATACATAACTTCTAATAATAGGATTAGTAACTTGACCTAATTCATTCATTTGGATAACATAAGGTTGATTCATAATTTTAAGTTTTTGATTTATTAATATTAATTTTAATTAGTTGAAGGGAGAATGGGACTCGAACCCACATATACAACGCCATCATTGCATATTTTACCATTAAACTACCTCCCTTTATTTTTAAGCTTCTACATCTGTAGATAGAACATTTAGCAAATCTTTATACATATCTGCTGCATCATTCATTGCTTTAATTTCATCATCTTTGATTTTACCTGCATCTTCAATCTGTTTTTCAAGAGATTTAACATTTGCTATTTTATTAGAAATATTAGGTAAATAAGAAGAATCAATAAAGCTTTCTATAGCATCTGAAGTTTTGCAACTGTCTACATTAATAGTCATATAAGACTCTTTTAATGCTGTTTTAGCATCTTCAAGCTTATCTTGTAATTTTTCTACTGTGTTTTTAGTTGTAAATTCAATATTAGCTATTGCTTGTTCAGCATTTCTAATGTTGTTATTACACTCTTTTGTTGCTCTTACTAGAACTTTAGTAACTACAGATTTGTCATCTGTTTTTAAATACGCTAGACATTTGTCTAAGAAACTGATTTTTGCCATACTATTGGTTTTAAATTAATTATTAAAAGTTTTTAACTGTTGTTGTTGGAATTGAAATTTTCTTAAATTGTTGTATTGTTTTTAAACTGTCTGTAATGCTAGAACAAGCATCTAATTTAGCTTGATATGATTGTGTATCATACTTAGCTGAGATTTTAGGTAGTTTAGGTTTTGTAATACCAGGAAATAACTCTTCTCCTCCATAGATTTGTTCTAAATCTTGTAAGGTTATTTTTTGATAAGGTCTAGGCTCAGTTATAACATTCCATTTCATACGGAAATGCGAATCAAACCAGCTTTTACCGTATTCATCTAATTTAGGCATACCACATTCTTCTCTAATATAAGCAGCTCTATCTCTACCATCATATACATCAGGTTTAGGTTGTAAACCTTGTAAAGGTTCTACAAAAGTTCTAGAAACATGTAAATCATGGCCATCAGCTATTCTAAATTTAAACCCTGCAGAATCAAAGCTTTTACTTTCCCCTTTACGATATATATTAGGTAATTCAGAGTCTTCTTCTAAAACAAAAAATTCAGGGTTATTAGAGTGTTTAGAAGCTTTGTAACATTTGTTTTTTATAAAAGCTTTGTTAGCAGCTTGATTTGCATAAGTACAAATTACATAAAATTCTTTAGGTGTTTCAATAACTTTAGCTTTTTTAAAGTCTTCTAAAGAACAATATTTACCTTGTTCAATACAATAGTCTAACCAATCTTTTTCTTCTTCTGTGGCTATTCTGCAAGTTCTATCAGAAGCATAAGAGCTTATATGACAAAAACTTCCATTTTCTTGCATACCATCTTTATTATTTTTCTCTATACAAAAACTGTGTCTTGCTCTTGTAGGGTCAGCTTCAATCCCAAAATCACTAATAATAAGTATAAATTCATTATAACATGCTTTTAAAACTAAATAGTCTCCTATTTTAAAACCTTCTCTTTCTAATGGAGAAACATAAGGAGTTTTTACTGTAGGGTCAGGTATTTCATAAGCTCCTATTTCTAAATCATTATTAGCCATAGTATGATTCAAGTAAAGCTTACCTTTATCTTCAAATCTAATATCTGTGAAACTGTATTTCATACCACTTACCACAACAGCAGAGCTAATTTTACCAAACATACCAGCTCGTTTAGGAAAACAATACCATTTACCTACTTCAAATTTAGTGAGTTCTTTACCTTCACTATTATAATATTTAATAGGTTTAGGTTTTTCTGATTCTTTTAACCATTGTTCAAATTCTTGTTGGGCATCGTAACAACCCTCAGGTGTTTCAAATAAGTAGTCTATAGTAGAAGTTTTTTCTCTAATATAGTAGTGTCTTTGATAGTCTCCTTGTCCATCAAAACTTGTTTCTAATGCACCTTTACTTTGTAAAAATTCTATTATCTTAGAGTCTTTTCTACTAGAGCCTCTTATAAATCCTTTATACATAATCTTATTTTTAGTTAATAATTAGTTTAATTGTAAAAACTCTCTCCTAGCATTAATGTAGATGTGTAAACACATGAAATTACCGATTTTAATAGAATATAATACTTAATGTATAAGGAAGCGTAGGAGAGAGTATGTTGTAAGAAAAAGATTAGTGATACCTATCCTTTGAGGTATAACTCATAAATCGTTTTCTTAAAGTTTTTAATGTTTTGTTTAAAATCCAAGATTTAGTCTGATAACCTTGGGAAGAGTTGTTGTAAATTCATGAAGTTTTACTTAAGAAGCTGCACATAGCTCCTGAATAATAAATAGTCTTAATTAAGTTGTTAGGAAGTTATAATACTTCAGTACTAAGTTAATTTTGCCCATCAAAGGAAAACTATTTACTATTAGATTTTAAAAATAAGTTACTGATGATAAACATCTATATAAAACTAATCTTTTCGCACGTAAGTTCACCAAAAGATGGTTGAGTACCCGACAGTGTACTAGGTTCCGATGCGCAGTAATGTGTCTTATCTATCTTGTTTTATATTAACACCAACCAATATTCTATGCTTCTCAATCAATTGAAGCCATCCTGTTTAAGAACTTGGTTCAGTAACTTATTAGATTTTAATGCAGCAAAGGCTGGACTTGAACCAACAACCTCCTGCAGGCCGTGCAGGTACTCCGCCAATTGAGCTTCTTTGCTTATCATTTATTTTTATTACGTAATTATTATAAATGAACTTAACTTCTTCACAAAGTTAAATGTTTTTAAAAACAGCACTCTTCGACTCCTCTGGTTAATGTAACTACTTTGTGCACTTTCATTACAATGGTTTGCTAAGTATAGGGTGTTGTTATGTTTTAATTTTGTTTAGTTTTATGATATTCAATATCTAAACCACATTCATAACAGTATATACCATCATAAATGCTTTGACAATTTGGACATATATGTATAAAATTGCCTTCTATTTGGTCTAATAAATCTTCATCCATTATTCTAATTCTATAGGTTCATCTAACCATGTTAATTGTTTTCCTATAAGTTTTAGTGATGTCCCTTTAGGTACATTTATATGAAAACTCATATCCCATAATCCTGGGCCTCTACGAGGTAAAGTATCATAAATATATTCATCACCATCCTCGTCAACTGCTATAAACGACATAATTTTATGTTTTAATTGATTAATAAATATCTCTTCTATGAGATTTGCTTACTTTTTGCATTCTGTGTTGAGGCTTATTGTATTTATCAGAACTAAATTCTATTCTTAATTCTGTTTCTGTATCGCACCTAAATACTATTTTACCCACATCACCTTCTCTTATTACAAATCTACCAAGTTTAGAATGGTGTTGACAATAATGCTTTCCATTAATAATATGTACAGCATCTTTATCACAAGTAAATTTTTCTTTATAGCCAGAGGAACAACCATAAGGTGTTATTATTTTACTGAATTCACATTCCATATTATTAGTAATTTAATTGATTAATAATAAAATAATTAATAATCTGACTCAACATATGATAATGTTGTTACCAGATAGTACCCTTTGACAATTAGTGGGTTAGTATTAATTATTATAAGAAAATAATAAACAGTAATCTTTACCTTTTAGAAAGGGATAGTCGAGGCCTCGTTTTGAATAAGTATACACTTAAACTTCGAAATTTAGTCGGCTTCTCCAAGAGCTATACTTTACTGTTTATTATTATAAGAAAGTAACAAGTAAGGATATTTTTTTACAGTCTTCCCGAGTAACTGTTTTACATTGGCGGTTAACTCCAAAAACTAACCTTATCAGTGAAAGTACTCACTTGTCACTATATTTTAAAAATGGTGGTAATAGCTTCAGCACTTCTGCTCTGAACCCTTTTAAGTTTAAAGTGCAGTTCGGGATACTGCATTACAGTTTTTCATTACCACCATTATTGATAAGTACATGTTTGTTTATAAATTCTTCGCATTAATATCTTGCGTGAATAACCAGGAATTGACTTTTGGTAGACTTCCTGAACTTTCTTCTACCTACATGGACTATATTTTAAAGGAGCTACTCAACGGAACTTTATACTTATCATAATTCTTATCGCTGTGTTATCTTCACTCCTTTATTTCTTTCTATTATTTTCAAACCAAGTGTTAAATCTTTTTAACCATTCTGCTTCATTCTCTTCATCATCATTACAAGGTTCATAATAAGTTTCAGGATAAGTTATATCTTTACAACATTGCAATAACATCTTTCTAACTTCATCTTCGGTATAAGTAATTTGTTTTTGAGTTATAATAATACCCCTATCTTTAACTAATAAATCTTGTTCTACAATTGTTACAAATCCGTTTGTTAGTTTAATTTTACCAACATTATGGTGTTGTAATCCTTTACCACCAATTTGCCCTGTTGGTATAAATCCACCACTAATAACAGTTGTATGTTCTCTAGCAACTTCAACATCCTCAAACTTACCACTTGCATTATATTGTTCAATTGCTTTTTGAATATCTTCTGGGGATATTTGGTCTTGAGTTGCTATGATTTTTTTGAACCTGTTAATGCCTTGAATAGTGTGTACCTTACCATCTATAGGGTTTAAAAATGTTATAGCATCATCGTGAATTTTTTCAACAATTATGATATTATTACCAAAATAAAGTTTATCTGCAACTTCAATCTTTTCTTCTGGGGCAAGAGATACGAGTATCAATTCCATTGCTATAGTAGGAGTCTTGATGTTGGAGTCATAATAACCTATTTTACCGTTTGACACTATAGAGTGTTTTAATATACAAGGATAAGCTCTATCCTCATTATCTTTTGTCTCAACCAATATAGGTCTTACTTTAATTGTTTTCATTAGATTAAATTATTTAAAGTGTATAATATCGCTTCATTGCAGGCTTCTGTTGGTGTGTCTAATTGGGGATGTGATTTAGCTAATTGGGTGGTTGAATCAGTTTTTTGGATATCATATTCATATCTTTTAGGGTATAGCATTACTACACTTATCCAAATCCCATGTTTCTCATATATCCACATCACAACTTCTGCTATTGTTGGGGCATCGTAATAATCAAAGTATTTTGTGCATTGTAAGGAAGGGAATTCGGAATCGTATCTTAATTCACCATCTATATTGTAATAATCACAAGATTCATTATCAAAACCCTTCTCTTTTAATAGTTTTGCTATTTCAAATGTTACTGTTGTATTCATATTATATAAGTTTAGTTAATTTAAAGTTAAAAACTCTTATTTTATGTAACTACTCCTTTGGTTGACTACCACTAAGCATTTATAACCTCCATGTGTATTTTGGGTAGCATAGATGTCAAGTACAATACAGTATTTTCGTGTTAATAAAATAAGAGTTATATTATTACAATATTCTGTCTTCACTTTGGGTTCCTCATCAACGAATGTGATGTGAGCCTCCATATGGACTACCACCAAAGGATTGAACAGTTTTAATTGTAATGATTATAGTATTATGTGTCTGCTATTAAAGTCGCAGATTCGTTTCAAGCTATCACATATTTCACTTCGATGACTGGTTACATCTACATTTAATAAGGCATCTCACCTCTTTACACTGACGGTTACAGTCACCTTACATATTTCTACTAAGGCAGGTTTAAGACTTTTTAGTGTGGCTGTTTCATAAAAACTAGCTTAAATATTTTTCTTTATAAATTATTAACAAAAGCACATTAACCGTTATGTTACAAACTGATAAATGCTGACTCTATATCTTTTTTGTTAATATATCGTTAATGTTTATAATAATAAGTTTTACCTGATAATCCTTCTGTTAATGAACTGTCTATTAATATTGTATCATTACACCTATTAATTTCATATTCATAGATTTTATTAGTTGGAGCAGGTTTGATGTTAACATCACTATAAACAATATCTGTTAATATTATAATTACTATACACAGTATTGTAATTATAATACATAATACTCCAGATAATATTTCTGTGTCCAAAAGTAATAATATTCCAAACATTAGTGTAAAAGCAGCCCCTAATAATAAGAAGCATATAAAAAATATTTCCATAATTTTATTTATTAGGTATTAATTCTGCACTTGCTGAAGAATATACTGTAGAGTCATTACCATATGTTATTATAGTGATTCTATCTCTAAGCATTTTTTCTTTCTCTTTATCAGTTATATCACATATAACTTCTTTATCAGCTCTTGTATTCCATACTGTTAAAGTATCATATATTGTAGCACCTACAGTATAAGATTTAGTCTTATACATATTTGTTACTTCATAACAGTTTTTAACAAGGTCTCTTTCACAACTGTATCCTAATACAATTGTAATGAATAGTAATAATTTCCTCATAGTTTTATATTTTAGGTTAATAATTTCTTAGGGAAGCAAGGAGTATTGAGGTTACAAATCTCACTCCTTGCTATTTGCTACTCACTCAGTAGCCAATGTCTTACTGTACATTAGTTTAAACGTAAACTGTTCTCTGTAAGAGGAGCAACTAACCGTGTAGAAGTCTATACTGGATTTGAACCAGTATCCACATGCATAGGCATATGTTCTAACCAATTGATATAATAGACTGTATTATTAAGCTTTTCACTTATTTGTGAGCACGCACTCATTTCCTTACAACTAAGTATGTAACACTGTTCGCCCTAATTTTATTTGTGTGAGTGGGCACGATTAGACATAATGATTTGCTTCTCTAAGAAGACTTATTAACATTATTTCTTCATAAAACCTCCTGTTAATTTAATTTGTAATTATGCAGTAGTCCATGAAGGAATTGAACCTTCGTTTAATGGTGGAAAACCATTTATCCTAACGAACTAGATGAATGGGCCGTGTTACTACTACTTTATAGTAATAGTAATTTATTAGAAAGACTATAATATCATCTATCCTTTGAGATGCTTACGTAAATAGTATTTCTTATTTTTTAATTAGTATTGTGTCTATTGGTACTATTTCATACTTTACAGAATCTGCAGTATTAATAGGTATTTTCTTATAGATGATTTCTATTTGTTGCTTACCATTCATATAATCTTTGATGTTATCAAGCTTTCTGTTATCATCATCAATTATTAAATAAGCTAATAATGCTAATAAGATTGTGATAGAGCAAATAGAGATACCATAGACATGAGTATCTTCTTGTATGTATCCATATATATTCATTACTACTAAAAGTGCAAATATTACTATGAGCCAAACTATTGCAAATGTTGTCATAATTTTAATTATTTAAGTTGTAAAGCAATTTCAGTTATTTGTAATAATGCACCATACTTAGGATTAATAAATCCTGTTAACATAGATGTAAAATGATAAATAGATAACAGAGATAAGCTAATACATGCTGCTAAATGAGTATACTTAAATATTAAACTTAATGTATTATTACTAGCATCTGGAGCTATTTGAGGACATGAATATTCTTCTTCTCCTATTTCAACATTAGGTATAGTAAGTTGTGCTCTAGGATGACTTGGTTCATGTTTAGTATAATAATTATCATAAGTAGGATTAAGCCCTTCTCCAAATACAGGTCTTTTAAGTGTAATATAACTTATATTCTTAGGATTAGGTTTTAATCTATTATAGAATAGCCACCAATTAAATATTGCAGATAGTGTAAGTATTAAATAACATACAGACCATACTAATTGTTGTTTAATTAATATATCCCATACATTTACTGCAGTAGTTTTAAGACCATTAGATATTGATATAATAGCTTGTTCTATTTTAGGAGTTAAATCCTTAATATCACTATAAGCTGTTTTAACAATATCTTTAGAGTCATTATATACTGTAGATACACCTTCTTCAACTTTAGCTGAATGTTTATCTATTTGTTTTGTTGTTTCATTACTATATACTCCTAAGGAGAATAGTATTAATAAGATTGATAATATTGTAGTTTTCATGGTTAATTAGTTATTAGTTAGTTTAGGTAATCAAGAGTATTATAAGTAAGTTAGTTTAGGTAGGAGCTTATCTAAATAAAGTAAAGAGTGATATTACTCACTCTTTACTATATAGATTTTGTTGATTATGCTTCAAATGGAGCTTTTTCAGCAACAGGTTTAGTTGTTTTTTTATCTGCTGTGAATTCTACCTCAACTGCAGGTATAGATTCTTCATCATCTGCAAACATTGCATCTGATATTTTAGAACCTGCTGAAATAGGAAGAGGATTGTATGAAGTAATTAACAAGGCTGTTTCGCTTGTTTTAGTTGTAACTTCTCCTACTACTATTTCGATAACTTCCCCTTTTGAAGGCATATAATCTTTTGAACGAATACCAAACGATAATGAATGGTTGGTTGCACCATTGAAATCTCCTTCTTTACAATGTTGTTTGAACTTTGCAAGGTGGAATGCTGTCATAGCATTAACATTACCTATTGATGCTTGAATAGAACCGTCTGAGAGTTCTTTATAAGCTTTACCCGTTAAGGCAAGGTACTGAGTATCGTTTGTAACTTTAACTTGATATTTACCTGGTTTAGTGATAAATACTCTTGATTTTGCAATGCGTTGAGCTTGCTCTAATGTTTCTACTGCCATAGCTGTAATTGTTTTAATGAATTGTTTTTAATGTTTACTAAGATGTTTGATTGTTTGAAGATTATTCTAAGATGTCTTCATCATCTTCTGTGTATATGAATACACATTGTCCATTGATTAATAGATGTTCTGCCATTGTCTTATATGTATATTAATTATTAATATCTCTATATAATAATAGATAGAGATTGATAAATTGATGATGTTATAATCATAAGATTAGGAGCTGTTGGTAGTCCACCCCTAGCAACACTAAGCATACAACAATTAACTAAAGATTTAGTAAGAAGTTGTTAACATTCTTATTAACAGTTGATAATATATACAAGTCTCATGAGAAAAGTGACGGTATACATAAACCACGTAAGTCCTTGGGGGCGTTTTGAGGGGGGTCGTCTCTAATTTTGTCCATGCAGATAAAAATTAAAAATATAATTTTAACCACTAAAAATAAAAATAAAAATTTTATGACTTTCCTGTCCGTATCTTTAGTCTCACTCTAGGATACAGCAGTATCACTAGACAGTTATGACTTCTTAGGATTAATAGGTTATTAAGAATATAATATATGTTTAAGGGAGCTTATGTGCCCCCTGTCGATTAAGTTGAGAATAAGTAATACCTGAAGATGTGGATATCAGTGGGCACTAGAATCGACTAAGCTGATGCACTCTCTAAAGGATTTAATGTATCTGAACCAACAGTAGTTCTTACTGAAGTTTAGCTAGATTAAGGAGACTTTAGCTATCCGTGTGTAGGTATAAAAGAAAATACCCTATAGAAAATATGAAACTGCTTACATCTCACTATCCACCGTTAGGGTATTTCTTGTAGGAGTTACACTCCAAAATATCTTTAAGAAAGATAATGAAGATGTAAGCACTACAAATATATAAACTTTTAGTATATTTGCAACATAAATCTTAATTATTTTTATAAATGTTTGAACATTTATTTAAAGACAGACATTCAGGATATACAGCACTAGGGAGAGATAGAAACTGTGCTCTAGCTAAAATACAATATAAATGCTATACATCTAATGTTTGTATCCCTAATCCTGAAGATATTATTAATATAACTCCCGAGTGGGCTATACCTGAACCTGTAAATGAACCTGTAAAACTCCCTACTATTTCTTTCTCAATGTAGATAAATACACTTGCAGGAAAACTTTTTACACTTCTAAGTGAAAATAATACACTTCAAAGTGTACACTTTATATTATATTGTATTATATTTGTACTATATTAATTAAATAAATATACAATATGACACTAATAGACAGAAAAGAAATACCTAAAGAACTTGATTCAGTTTTCCTTCTTGCAGACACTCTTCAAGAACTTATCCCAAGACTTAATAGAAGAAAAGTATCTCTTCACTATTTAACAGGGCCTGTTTGTATGCAAGGAAAGAGATGGGCTATGCTAGAATTAAGATATTCTTATACAGCATATGCAATTGATGGTACCCCTATTAATATAACTGAAACATTACTAGCAAGAGAAGTAATGTTAAGACCTTCTCAATTAGAACGTATACAACTTGAGAAACTAAATAAAGATTTTATGCATGATATAATGCAATATATATGTCATGATATACCAACTAACGAAGGTGTGTACTTAAAAACAACACCTTTTAAAAATATAATTAATTAAACAGTTATAATATGGAAACTAAATACTACACCCCTTCAATAGATGAGTTCTGTATCGGATTTGAATATGAATACTCTTTGATGGGTCATAGATTTGTAAAGGAAAATAATACTCTAGTAAATCGCACTGAACCAGTGAAACATTGGATAAAAGGTATTGTTGAGGATATAGATACACTAAAGATGTTGGAAGTTAATTTTATAAATACAGATAGGTTAAGAGTTAAGTATCTTGATAAAGTTGATATTGAATCTTTAGGATTTGAAGAAGAAGATTACTCTGATTTAGACATAGGTAAATTTACAAAAGTCTATGCAACATTTGGTAAGAATAAAGACACCAAACTGTATGGTGCTACACTATTTACAGGGAACATAGTAGACAGTACGTATATAAAAATAGATGGAGCAATTTCTCCAGGGCCTATCATGGGGTATTTAGGGAGAACGATATTCAAAGGTAACATTAAAAATAAAACAGAGTTAGGAAAACTTCTTAAACAATTAAACATAATATAATGGAGCTTAAATTTCCTAAGAAAATAACCATACTTGGTTATCCGTTTAAAATAACTTATAGTAAGACACATGGTGGAGGAGCATTTAACTTCTCTACACTATCTTTAGAAATAGGTACAGAATTTATAGAGATAGACCCTATACAAACCCTATTAACTATTAATCATGAATTAATGGAGATGATATTAGAAGGCATGTATTTAAGGTATACTGAAGGAGATGCAGCAGCAGGTTGGAGATTCTCTTTTACTCATAAAGAGTTCTGTACTGCAATGGCAATATTTACAGAGAAACAAAAAGAATTTATAAAATAAATAATATGTGTGGAGAAGGACAAAACCCAACAGCCTACGAGAGAGTAGATGACCTTTGCTTAGATGTTTTATACGGAATAGCTAAGTATAACAGTAGTTATGATAAGATTGTACACCAAGAAGGGGATGGCTATCCTTTACAAGTAATCTTAGAGTTTCCTACCGAGACTATTAAAGAGGTGATAAGTGAACTCCTAATGAAATATACATCTTTTACAACAAATGATGACGGCACTATATCATTGTTAAATGGTATAAGAATAAGAGAAAACAAAGCATTAAAAGGTAAACAATTTAATATTGCAGAATATGAGTATTCCACAGAATTGGATAGAGAGAGCAAAGAATAAGGACTATTTTTATAACAGTTATCTTAACAGGTTTAGAACACCTAAAGAGATTGTAGATAGTTGGTTTGATAGGGCACACACTTTACAGATAGAAAATCCTGAAGAGTTTGCAAGACTTTGGAAAGAAGCTTTTGAAAAAGCACCTCCAATAGAATGGTTGATACTGCCTGAAGGAGAAGAAGAACTGAAGTTTAATAATAAGTACATTTGGGAATTAAAATAATTATTAATTAAATAAATAACAATGAAGAAAGAAGAAAAAGAAAGCATCAGATTTAAACCTCACAGAGGGTATATCGCTATTGCATTACCTGCAGAAGCTTACCCTGTTGAAAACCTAGAGTTCACTTCTAAAGCAGCTTGGATGGCTATAGTAGATGAAAAAGGTAAAGAGTATGTGAATGGTGAGTTGACGGTTGTTGCCATTGGAGAAGGAGTGGACACAGTAGCAGTAGGAGATAGAATAATTGCAGCTACACACGCTAGACTTCAGCGTATAGAAATAGAGGTAGGTACTAAGTATCCAAAATTATATTGGGTAATGAGAGAGTCTGAAATTTTAGTTATCATGGTGTAATGAAGAACAAGGAGAGTCTAAATATTGTAACGTTTCGTAAGAATTGTATTGTTAAGAACAATACTCCTGAAGAATTCTTTACAGTATTTTTATCTAATCTTAATACTATCTGTGAAGTAAATAAACCTGGAGATATTAAAGTCTTAGCATTCTTATGTGCTAAGGCTGATTTAGATGGAAGGGTTCAATTATCTTCTAAGATACGTAAAGAGATTACAGAGAAAATTGGATACTCTTCTTCTGCATTCTCTAACTCACTATCAAGACTTAAGATGACAGACACTATCACAGGAGAAGGAGGGGATTATGAAGTTAATCCCCAATACTTCTGGGATGGTACAACAGAAGAGAGAAGACAATTATTAAGAGATAGAAATTTTGATTTACTATTAAGGTTTAGAATGAACGATGTCAAAATATAATATAGCACAGCACTGCATTAAGTGCCGAGATGTAAAACCTCACATATCAACTAAAGAAGGTTTAGAGTGTATATGTGGTTATAAAAGCAAATATGAAAAACGTACTGAAAGCAAGGCTGAGTAAAGACGACTTTATAGTAGCCTACTTAAAAATATGGAACGGAGGACTTCAACTAACAGATAAGGAATTTTCTATTGTAGTTGAAATCGTTAAGTTGTATATGGACTACACAGAGCAAGGAGTTAAAGACCCTGCCCTATCTGAATTAGTATTCTCACCAAAGAATATGAAAAAGGTTAAAGAGGTACTTGATATCTCTAAACAAAACTGGAACAACTATAAGAATAAGCTTATAGAAAAGAAAATAATTTTAGGAGATGAAACAGGGCCTACATTAAATCCTCTACTATATCCTAAGAAAGAAATAACATTTGAATTTGAAATAATATAATGTATACAGACATAAGTAAAATAGGTAAGAAAGAACGCAAAGCCGTTCAAGAAAAGCAATCTCAGATTAGATTCTTCAGGAAGACTCTAGATGAGCATTGTGCCAATAAACCTGTTATAGATATGACAGAGACAGACCCAGAGAAACTACACAACACAACACAAGCTGTAGCAGGTTGGGCTTATAGGAGAGGTAAATTAATAAGAACATTAGATGAATTAGGATATGAGTTTAAAGGAGATAATGAAAGGGTTTACAGGGAAAGCCTTGAGCAAGGCAGGGCTTTTAGAGAAATATATGGAGAACAAAGCTTCCCAAAGATTAGCGATATGTCTACAGTGCCCAATACTATTGAAGACTAGTATGAAGTGTGATAAAAATAAAGGTGGGTGTAATTGCTTCGTAGAAGCTAAAGTTTATTGTAATAGTTGTAAATGTCCTAAAGGAAAATGGTAATGAATATATTTAATAGAATAAAAAAACTGTTTAAGAAGAATAACACAATAGCATCTAAAGATGATTGCGTAATTCTCAGGTTTCAAAGAGGTTTTATAGCAGAGAAAACCGTCTTCAGTGAAAGTGAAGCAATAGAATTTTGTCTACGACAAAACTATAAAGCATACACTTCTTTAAAGGGCTTTATCATTCAAGACTATAAAGTGTGGATAGGAAGTGCAAAAGATGTTTCTTTGAGAAACTACGGTAAAGACTATACAAATATCCCTGTATACACATACTTACAAATATCACATTAATATGAAAATGGTAATGAAAATGATGAAATACCAAACTCTATCAAGAGTTGTTGAAGGTAAAACACAATATATTAGTGGCTGTATAGACTACCCTTCTGTGTGGCGAGATACACACTACAGTTATATGCAATACAAAGCAATAGCTAATGAAAGAGAGTATGCAAAACGTACACACATAAAAGTACTTGTATCGGTAGGTGGGTACAATGTGGTAGATACAGAAGGAGTCGTAGAATACCTAAACTACAAAAACTTTGATATTAAGTACCCTGAGTATGCAGGAAAACACTATGAGTTTTATGAAGGTATTGAAATAAAAGAATCAGGGTATGGCACAGGAGATGCAGGATTCTTTTTCCCTCAAGACCGAATAAGTTCTGTAACAGGAACTTATAGTATAAGACCTGATGGAACCTTTATAAAAAAATTATGAAGATAGTAGAAACATTCAGTCCTGAAGCAAACTTTTGGAAAGAACACAGTCAACTAGCAGCAGCAGGGCCTATAAAGAAATTATATGATGAGGATACTTCTAAACAAAAGATGGTATCCTCTAAACTTATGTGGTGTATAGTACTTATATGGGATAGAAATTCTTTATTCTATAACTTACCTGAGATAGGTGAAGACAGTAAGATAGTTACGATATTTGAAGATTATTATGGTTCCTTAGAAGCATATGAATCTAATAAAGCTTTAATAAATGAAATAAAAGATTTCTATCTAAAACTTCAAGAAACTCCTGCAGAAAGAAGTGTAAGGTCTGTTGAGAAGAAGTTAGAAGAACGTGCAAAATTCTTAAATGAAACTGATTATACTTTAGGTACACCTACAGAGAAAGGGACTTGGGTAGGAGGTACAGCAGCTATATTAGATGGTATGTTAGCTAACACTAAGAAGATAACAGACTTATATGAAACAGCTCTTAAAGCTGTAGCTACAGAAGCTTATAAATCTGATGGTATAGCAAAAGGTGGAGGACGTTCATCTGCAAGTGATGAAGAAAAGATATAAACTATGATAGAACATTGGAGTAAATATAAAGAGATTGCAAAGAAGAGAGGTTTATCTATTGATACAATACAAAAGATATGTGACTCTCAGTTTGAGTTTGTTCGTAATACTATGATGGAAGGTAATGACCAATCTGTTAGATTACAATATCTAGGAGTGTTTAGAGTGGAACCTGGTAAGAGAGAAAAGGTTAAGAGAAGAAATGCTAAGATAGCAGAGATTAAAAGAAAGAAAAGGAATGGCTAAGATTAATAAAAGAAATGATGAAGTTAATTACGTTGATGAAAAGAAACATCAAAGGTATGTCTCTAATATTAATTTTATTCATGACATAGAAGAAATCAATCCTCTGTCTATAAAATATCTTAAGTATTGGAAAGAGGTTAAACGTAGATGTATAGAAGGTTACTGGTTTGAAGGTAAATGGATGCCAGGTTCTTTATACTTCTATATAAACTTGTGGAAGATACGTTTAAGTAAAGATAATAATGCTAAGTCTAAGGTTATAGGGAGACCGTTTTTAAGGGACTTAGAATGGGAGAAATCTTATGTATACGCTGAAGCAAAAGGATTTTCAGGATTCTTAGAAGACAGTGAAACAACTTGTCATAGACTTATTCCTGTTGTAGAGAAGATGGAGAATTGGAGAGAATTCTACAACTTACCACCTGAAGTATTTAAACCTAACGGTAGCTTTAAAAAATATATACCTGCTAGAGAATACTTAAGAATGACTCATACAACTGACTTAGGTAAACCCTTATTTCAGAATGGTGCAAAGAATGTTATAGACATACAAGCCAGAGGCGGGGGGAAGAGTTATGGTATGAGTGGACTTGTAGGACATAATTTTACTACAGATGGTGCTACAGATTACGATGAGTATTTTGAAGGACTTACTAATGGTAATAGAATGGCTTGTGAAACAATGGTTGGTGCTATAGATAGTGCTTACTCTAAAGATTTATTAACCAAAGTACAACTAGGTTTTGATGAATTAGTTGGAGAACAGATGTTTCAAAATGAAGCTTATCCAAGTCCTATGAAGAAAGGATACAACGGTTCTTGGTTTTCAGGAAAACAGTTTATAGAAGCTAAGGTAGATAAGATGATAGGGGGACGTTGGAAACGTGTGGGTTCAGGTTCTATTATATATCATAGAAGTTTTAGAGATGACCCATTCTCAGGTAATGGTACACGTTGTTCTCTAATAGTATTAGAGGAGGTCGGTTTCTTTAGTAATTTAAAAGCTACTTTAGGAGCCTTAAAAGATACTACATATAACGGCCCTAATAAGTATGGGGTAATATACATGACAGGTACTGGGGGTGATATGGAAGGTGGTTCTTCCGAACAAGCTATGGAAATTTTTAATAATCCCTCAGGCTTTGATTGTCTTGAGTTTAATGATATATGGGAACAAACAGGTTCTATAGGGTACTTTGTACCTTATGAAGCAACACTTAATGAATATAGAGATTCAGAAGGAAGAACAGATTGGGTTAAAGCTAAGAACTATGTAGATATAAAAAGAGAGAATTTAAGATTAGGTAAATCTAAAAAACCTCTTTATGATGAGATGCAGAATAATCCTAGAGTACCTTCAGAAGCATTCCTTACAATGAATTCTAACATATTCCCTGTAGGTGAATTAAAAGAACATCTAGGTTGGTTAAGGTCTAATCAACATGATGCCTTTGTTAAAGGTCAAAATGGAGAATTAGTATGGGAACAAGGAGAAGGACAAGTTGCACCAAGAGTTAAATGGCTCCCTGACTTGCATGGTAAACTAACACCTTGTTGGTTTAAGATGAAGAAAGAAGATGATGCTACAGGTTGTATACAAATATGGGAGCATCCTCAAGCAGTAAATGGACAAGTGCCTTATGGACTGTATGTAGCTGGTAATGACCCTTATGACCAAGACCAATCAGTACATACAATGTCTTTAGGTTCTACTTTTATATATAAAACTTTTAATACAGAAGAAGGAATATATGAATGGCCTGTTGCAGAATATACAGCAAGACCTGCTACAGCAGAACAACATCATGAGAACGTACGTAAGCTATTAACTTATTACAATGCTACTTGTCTATACGAAAATGAAAGAAACTCTCTTAAAATGCATTTTTCTAACAAACATTCCTTACATTTGTTAGCGAAAACTCCAACGATATTAAAATCTACGGAAGGTTCAAAAGTTCAAAGAGGTTATGGTACGCATATGACAGCACAGATAAAGGATGAGCTAGAGATATATACAAGAGATTGGTTAATGCAGGATGCAGGGGATGGTAGACTTAATCTTCATAAAATATATTCTATACCTCTATTAGAAGAGTTTATATATTACAATAAAGAGGCTAATTTTGATAGGATTATCGCAATCATGCTTACCATATGTCATCGTATGATGAACTATCACACTAGAGTTAGTGAGGTAGTAGAAAAGAATAACGACTTTGATACTTTTTTTAAGAGGGTTAATAAATTTTATAACTAAAATATGTCAAACGATTTTTACTCACATCACCTGTATTCAACACTACCTTCACAAATGGTAGGGTTAAATGCTAAAGATAAGTCTTGGAAAGAACAGTGTGTTTCTGCAATATGTTCTATGGGGAGTGGCCGTATATCTAATGGTCGTTCTAATTGGAACAGAAAACAGATTAACTATGATTTAGTTAATTCTATTTTAAATGAAGCAGATTTCAACTATATACTTAATCCATATGGTGTTAAAGAGAAGATAGGTAATCAACCTGCTAAACTCCGTAACATTAATCTTATAGTTAATAAGTTAAACTTATTAAAAGGTGAAGAGATACAAAGACCTTTCCAATTTCAGGTAATAGCTACTAATGGCAATGCTATTAATGAGAAAGAGAATCAAAAGAGGGATATGCTTTTACAGGCACTTCAAGCAAGTCTTGCACAAGAACTGGGTATCTCACAAGAACCTACAATTGACCCTCAAACAGGTGAAGAGATTCCTCCTAAAACATTTGCTGAAGTTGAACAATATGCTAGATATAATCTTAAAGATATTAGAGAGCAATGGGGTAATGATTTACTTCAATACTTAAAACATGAAGAACAAATAGAATTAAAATTTAATGAGGGCTGGGAGCATGGACTCGTTACAGCAGAAGAAATATACTATATAGGTATAACTAATGGTCAACCGAGATTACGAGTCTGCAACCCCCTTAATTGTGAATTTGATAGAAATCCAGGTAATCCTAACATAGAGGATGGAGACTGGTTTAAAGAAGACCGTTGGATGACTAAGGGACAAATCTTAGATGAATTCGGTGCTTACTTAACTGTAGAACAAATAGAAAAATTAGACAGAGGAAACTTAGCTCAAGGATTAACTAATCAAATGTTTCCAGGTTTTGCTTATACAGAATCAGATATAGCAGGATATGAAAAAGGAAATTTTGCTAATAGAAGTAAATCTAGTTCTACTCACTTTCTAGTATCACATGTTGTATGGAAATCTATGAAAGAGGTAGGATTCTTATCTTACCCTGATGAGAATGGTGTAATGCAAGAAGGTGTAGTAGATGAGACATTCACTCTTACTAAAGAGATGAAGAGAATGGGTTGGACTATTGAATGGCGTTGGATGAGTGATGTTTGGCATGGTACTAGAATAGCTCAAGATGTGTTTGTTCAAATAGAGCCTGTACCTAATCAAATTAGAAGTATGGACACTCCTTCTGAAGTTAAATTACCTTATGTAGGTAGGGTATATAACTCTACTAACTCTGCACAAACTTCTTTTGTAGATATGATAAAACCTCATCAATACCTTTACATAATTGTTTGGTTCCGCTTAGAAGCTGAATTAGCTAAAGCTAAGGGTAGAAAGATGGTTATGGATATTGCACAGATACCACGTTCAGAAGGTATAGATTTAGATAAATGGATGTACTTCTTTGATAATGTTGGTATAGCTTTCATCAATTCTTTTGAAGAAGGTAAAGATAAATTCCAAGGACAAGTATCACAGTTTAATCAATTCCAATCTATTGATATGGGATTGTCTCAAGCTGTTGGTCAGTATATAGGAATTCTATCTAAGATAGAACAAACTATAGATAAGATAGTAGGTATCACACCTCAACGTGAAGGTTCTACTCATCAGAACGAAACTGTAGGTGGTATAGAAAGAGCAGTATCAAACTCTTCTTTAATTACAGAACCTTGGTTTTACATACATAATGAAATTAAAAGAAAAGTATTAACTCAGTTATTAGAGTGTGCTAAGATGGCATATCCTAAGACTAAGAAGATACATATGATAACAGATGATGCACAAAACCTTTCTATGTCTATTGATATGGATAAGTTTGCAGATTCAGATTACGGAGTATTTGTTACTAACTCAAGTAGAGAGCATATGATACTTCAAAAATTAGAAGGTCTTGCAACACAAGCAGTAGCTTCAGGTGCAGCAGCTTTATCTGATATAGTTAAAATGTACAGAGCTAAATCTGTAGCAGAATTCTCTAAACTATTAGAAGCTTCAGAAGAGAAACGTGATGCAATGGCACAGCAACAACAACAAGTGCAACAACAAATGCAACAAGAGATGTTAGCAGCACAAGATGCAAGAGAAGATAAGAGAATGGCTTTTGATTCTAATGAAAACAGATTAGACAGAGAGGCTAAGATTAGAGAGGCTGTAATTAAAGCAACTTCTTTTGATACTGATACAGGAGAATCAGGGGAATTAGAAGCTGTTAAGTATGGTGAACTAGCTCTTAAACAAATGGATGTAGCTCAAAAGCATTCTCATGAAGCTCAAAAGCTTTCTACTGAAATATCAGAGAAAGCTAAAGACAGAGCACTTAAAGAGAAAGAGATTGCATCTAAAGAAAAGATAGAGTCATTAAAAGCTAAAACTGCATTGAAGAATAAAGTGGTAGGACAAAAGTAAAATCTCTATATAGGAAACAGAAAAAGTGTAAAAGGTAAACTATTTTAGTGTACTTTAAAATTAATAAATTATATATTTGTATATGGAAACAGGAAAGACAGAACAGACTGGAGCCACAACAACAGAATTTATAGACCTTTTTGGTCTTGGTTCTGTAGACTTTAACAAGAAATCTTCGGATGTAGAAGAAGTCGAAGAAGTGGTAACAACAAACGATGGGGTTGAAAAGGTTGAAGAACTTGATGAAGAAGCCCAAGAAAAGACAGAGGTTGTAAAACCTGTGGAAACCGCAGCAGCAGAGGTTGTTGATGAAGGTGGGGAAGGAATCGAAAATATCATTACATCACTATCAGAAGTGTTTGATTTTGATGATGAGAAAGAGGTAGAGCCTACACTAGAAGGATTGAAAAATTTGATAACAGAAGCAAAGGTTGCAGCTAAACAACAAGGTATCTCAGAATATAAAGAGAGTCTTGGAGAAAGAGGAAAAGTCTTAGCCACTATCTTAGAAACAGGAGGAACTGTAGAGGATTTCCTGAATATAGATAACGGAATAAACTTTGAAGAGATACCTCTTACAACTAGTACAGGAGAACCAATTCTAAAGAATCAACGTAATTTAGTTGAAGATTGGATGAAGACTCAGGATGCAGATGATGAAGAGATTCAAGAAAGACTCTCAGATTTAGAATCAGCAGGATTACTAGAGAAAGAAGCTAAACTAGCTCAAAAGAAACTTGTAGTATGGCAAAAGAGAAAAGAAGAAACTATTCTCCAAACTAAACAACAAGAAGCAGAGCAAGTAAAGCTGCAAAAAGAAACAGAAGCTGCTGAGTTTAAAAAGAAAGTATTATCTACTAATGAGATTGCAGGTTTTAAACTTGATAAAGGTCAATCAGAGAAGTTATATGATTATATAACTAAAGCTGATAAACAAGGTAAGACACAGTTTCAAAAAGAAGATACAGAAGAGAACAGACTCTTATATGCTTACTTTGCAATGACAGGCTTTGATAAAGAGAAGTTATCTAGAGAGATAACAACTAAGAAAACGATAAAGTTAAAACAAGCTTTATCTAATTACACAGATGGTAATACATCTGCAAAAGGTTCTCAGAGTATGAGAAGAGCAACAGAAGAAACTCTAAACATACCTTGGGTTATATAAACGAATAAAACTTTAATTAATATATTATGAATAAAACACAGGTTTCACCGTTACAAATCTATCAATCAAGAGATTTCAGCGGATTAACAGAAATGAATCACTTAAACAATGCTTACCTAACAGAACCAGAAAAAGTAGGTTCTGTATTAGCTTACGCTTTTGGTATCCAAGAAAACAACGTGATTTCATTACTTACAGGAGGAATCGGTAACACTCTAACGGTAACAAACCGTGAGTATGAGTGGGACTTACATTCTCAAAGTGATAAAGCAATCGAAGTCGCAGTAGACTCAGCGAATGCAAGTGATGCAATGCCAGGTTACAATGGTCAACCAGTACAGCTTATCTTAGCTGAAAAATGGTTTGAAGTAACTGATAATATCGTAGGTGACGATGGTGTAACAACTTTACACATTATCTCAGAACCTTACCTATCAGGCAGTGCTTGGGTATACACAGGTGTTTCAACAAATGCAGACCCACGTTCATTCGTAGATGCTGACTTATTGAAAATCGGTGCTAGATGGTCTAAAGAATTCTCTTCTGTTGAAGAATATTCTACTAAAGGTGGTGGACATGGTTATGCTACTCCATTCAAACTTAAAAATCAATTGTCTACTTTACGTAAAACATATAAAGTAACACGTGATGCTGCGTTAGCTGTAATGGTAATCGAATTATTTGACCCTGCAGACCCTAACAAATCTACTAAACTTTGGACTAAATTAGCTGAGTGGACTGCTATGGCTTATTGGTACAGAGAAATTGATAAGATGATGATTTACTCAACTTATAACAAAAACTCTAGTGGTTATGTTACATTACAAGGTGAGAACAAACGTCCTATCTATCATGGTGCAGGTTTCCGTGAACAAATTTCTCCTGCTAACAAACGTTTCTATACAAAACTTACTTATGAAATATTAGATGAGTTCTTGTTAGATTTATCGTATGCTGCTAACAAATGGGGTGGTAATCACAAATTCGTTGCCTTAACAGGTAAAATGGGTATGCGTGAGTTTGACCGAGCTATTAAAGCACATGCTGCAGGTAATAACATTACTGTAACAACTGCAGGTACTTTCATCTCAGGAACAGGTGCTGAATTAAACTTCACTGGATATTTCAGAACTGTAACTTTCTTGAATGGTATTGAGTTAACAGTAAAAGAATTTGAACCGTATGATGACATCATCCGTAACCGTGAGTTACACCCAATTACTAAGAAACCGATTGAATCTTATAGATTTACAATCTTAAACTTCGGACGTAAAAACGGTAGAGCTAATATTCGTAAAGTTGCGATGAAAGATTCTGAAATGGCTATGTGGCATGTTAATGGTTCTACAGACCCTTACGGAGGAGTTGCTAAATCAATCGGAACTCAGCGTAGTTCAGGTATTGATGGTTATGAAGTTCACTTCTTAGCACAAATCGGTATCATGGTTGAAGACCCAACAAGTTGTGGCGAGTTAATTATGAAATTAGCATAATAATAAATAAAACCTAAGGGGAGGTTGGGAGACCTCCCCTTATTTTAAAAGACAGAAATAAAATTAATTAGGAGAAGATTATGATAACAAAAATTAGAAGAAAAGAAGGTAGCACCAGTTGGGGCGTTAAAGATGCCACAACAGGTATAACTAAAAATAAATACGATAACTGCTTTGATAAATGGGTACCAGGTTTAAACAGAACAACAGGTGTTTTAATGACTGGGTTAACTCCAAAAGAAGAAGTAGAGTTTGAAAAGAAACTAGGATTACCAGAGGGTAGCTTAGGAAAGAATGGAAGTTTTTGGGATAACTTCTCAATCATCATACCTGAGAAAGGTTTAGATATTGAATCAGGAGACCCACTAGGAGAACTTCAATTGAAATGTTTAAGAGCAGATTCGTCTGTTGCAGGTTCATTAGAAGATGCAATGAGAAAAGCGAATGTATCTTATATTATTACTACAGAAGGTGGTGAAGCTAAAGTACAAAACGTTAAACGTGATAGCATTGCTAAAGCTTATAAAATATATGCAGATATGACTCCTTCCGAAGTGGAAGATGCTTTATATTTGTTTGGTAAAAATCCTGATAGTACAGACTCAGAAGTGAGTAAAAATATGTTAGGAGCAATCTTAGATAAGAACCCTGAAAAATTCTTGAATGTTTTAGGAGACCCTAAGGTTAAAGATAAAGTTTGGATGATTAAATTAATCCGAGCAGGTATAGTAAGAAAACAAGGTGTTTCTTCAGGATTCGATGTAGCATTATACTACGGAGAGATTTACTTAGGTAAAGGACTTGATGAAGCAATAGAAAAGGTAAGAGAGAAAGAGTTCTCTAATATCTTAATAGGTTTAAAGAAAGAGTACGAAGATTATAAAAAAGCATAATAATGACAGTAAGTGACATGCATATAAGAGTAAAGGTCTATCTAGATAAAATAGATTCAGAGGCGTATCCAGAGATACTTCCTGAAGAGATAGATTTGTACCTTAATGAAGCTCAACTGCGTTTTATTAAAACTCGTTATGGTTATAACAACCCTTATGGTAAAGGATTTGAACAAAGCCAAAAGCGTGTAGATGACTTAAAGAATCTTGTAACATTAAGATTTGCTTCTGTAACTCCTGAAGCTTCATATGTAGATATGGGGATGAATATTTACAGAGCACAACTTGATAACCTATACAATGATGTAGCACATACAACACCTTCTACAGAAGACTATATGTTTTTCTTAAAAGGTAGTGTAGGTAGAACAAGAGGAACTTGCTCAGATTGGCAGATGTCTAAACAAATACAACAAGATGACATCTTTGCTATAACAGCAGACCCTTTTAATAGGCCTACAAACATTCCTTTAATCTTCTTTGAAGATAGTGATATTTGTGTGTGGGTACCAGATGATACAACAGTAAACAATTTCTCTGTATCTTTTATAAGAAAGCCTAGTGTTATTTCTTATACAGGAAATACAACTAACACGATAAGATTAGTTGTAAGAGCAGATGCTACAGATACTTCAATTACTTTATCAGATGGTACAATTGCTGAACCTATTACAATAACAGGTGGAGTATTAACTACAGATGAAATAGCAACAGCTATAGATACTGCAATAACAACAGCAGGTTTAGCTTTTGATAATGTTGTTGTAGCAGGAAACGTTGTTACAATATCAAGTACTCAAAACATTAGTTATCTTGTCCCTATTAACTTAAATGTTACTACGACAGCAGCTAGTGTAGATTGTGAGTTAAGTGAACATACTCATGAAGAGATTGTTCAAATGGCAGTACAGATAATCTTAGAGAATATAGAGTCTCAACGCTCTCAAACTCAAGAAGCTCTTAATGTTAGAAAAATGGAATAAAATTTTATATTAATAACTAATAAATTACAATTATGTACAAACAAGTAAATCGAGTATTAGTAGGTGACGGTGCACAAAGTGGAACTGTTACTCACTTATCAGGAATTAAAAAAGGGGATTTAGTATTGATTCGTGAGAACGGAACGATAGTAAACACTGACACTGCTTCTGCAGCTATCCCTAAATTTGAAAAAGTAACTATCGCAGCAGGTATTGCGGATGGTATAGCTATTCTGTCTTCTCCTATCCAAGGTAACACCGTCTCTAAGTATGAGGGTGCAGCTTATGTTGCCCCAACAGAGATGGTGTTATATTTAGGTTATAACGGAACAGCTTCTACTACTATAGCAACTGGTGCATTAACAGAATACCGTTTAAGAATCTTAAACAAAGATGCTAATCGTATCAACGGTCAACGTCAAACTTTAGTTGATGTTAACTACAAATCAGATGCATCTGAAGGTGAGTTATCTGTATTAACTAAAATGGCTAATCTTTATTATGCAAAAGATTTAGGTCATAACTATTTTGGAGACAAAGTAAAATTAGAAATTGTTTCTGATGGTACTTTCGTAGCTTCAGATAACACATTAGCAGTTGTTAAAGGTTCTGATAAAGCAACTTTTGCTACAGCAGCTACTTATGACACAGGAACAGCATTTGCTGTAGGTGATTTAGTTCGTATCGGTGGTACTACTGCAGCATCTCCTGTATACACAATCACTGCAGTTGATACTTTAGAAGTAACCTTAAGTACTCCTTATCAAGGTGCAACTGAAACAGTAGCAGCAGCTAGTGTAGGTCACTTAGCAACCCCTGCAGAATTTGGTTTCAAATTAACAGGTATCGCTCAAACTTCTAAAGTTCAACGTAATGCTAATGAACCTTTTGACCAATATGAATGGATTTTATTTGATGCAGCTTTCACAGATGCAAACGATATGTCTTCTAGTCAATACTCTGCAACTCAAACTGTAGCAGTAAAAGCTAAACCTGGAACAGGATTCTGGAAACAAGTAGCAGATGCAGAAGAAGCAGCTAAAGGATACTTTGGAGATTCTTCTAAACGTAGATGGTTTGATCAACGAATTGACTCTAACGTAGTAGCAGGTACAACTTACAGTTCTATCGTTATTACTCATGCAGACGTTCACGGTGGTAATTTCCAAGATAACGAAACAACTCCGTTACGTACAGAAATCTACATCCCTTACAACACAGCACAAGGTGATTCTACTGAAGATAACTTCCGTGATGTTATGAACGGATACTTCAACACAGTACTTGGTTTCACTGCAATCGCAGCATTCTAAGAGTACTACAAATAAAATAATTATATTAAAAGGGAGTTTTTACTCCCTTTTTTTATATCTTTACTTTATATTTACATAAATTTTTGTACTATGCTTTTTTCAGAGATTATATACAACATCAAAAACCTTATCGCAGGAGGTATTCAATCCGATGACCAAGACTTATCGGATTTACAATTAGCTTATATTATTAATTACTATAGAGCTAGATTGTTTAAACAAGAACAAGAAAAGGAAAATTAAACAAAGACTCCTACGTACAAAATCTAGGTAAAGTATCTGTAATACAAGTTGATAAAAATGAGTGTTGCTCTGTAGACTCTTGTATATTACGTACAGAGAATAAAATACCTATGCCAATAGAATCTATATTTGGTATTAACATAACTTTTGTTGGATTATTAAATGGGCAACCTTTTCAGTATAAAGCTCACAATGCTATGCCTTGGAAAAGAGCTGCTAAATACGTAGGAAAAGAACCAACTTACTACTATCAAAATGGTTATATCTATTTAGTAGATACGCCTACAGTAGATATAGATTGGATTAATATACAAGGTGTATTTGAGAAACCTGAGGAAGCTATGAGATTTAGAACTTGTGACTGTCCTGATAATAATGAACCTTGTTTCAATAATTTTGATTTTGAATATAAATTACCTCTACATTATGTAGATACTATTGTTAAGATGGTTACAGAGTCTGAGTTAAGATTACTAAGACTTATCCCAAGTGATACATCTAATAATGCAATAGGACAATTAGGAGAGGCAACTAAACCTGTACAGAATGGATAATTGTTTAGGGCTTACACAAGCTTATAAATTTTATAAAACAAAAGTAAACTACGCACAAGAGTATCAAGTGTCTTTACAAGAGTATCGAGATATATGTAAAGAGTTTAATCAAATGGTTGTAGAAGAGGTATTAGAAGGTAAGAACTTTAAAATACCTTTTCAACTAGGAAATTTATGGATTAAAAAATACCCTATAAATTGGAATAAACCTCCTTTAGATATTAAGGAAACATGTTTACAGAGAAAAAGAGTGTATCATACTAATCAGCATTCAGATGAATTCTATGCAGGTTGGAAATGGTCACGAGTTGCAAAATCAACAACTAACTGTATATTCTACAGTTTTAAACCTGCTTGGACAAATATTAAGAGAGTGTCTCAAATAATGTTTCTACCTGGTGGACATAAAAGATTTTTTACAGAGCAAAAATTATAATTATGATATATAACTTAGAACCTTTAGATAGAGTCATAGACAAGTTAATAAGAGACTTAGGACTTGGTGCAGATGAGATACCTTATGCAGATTTTGTAGAGTGGTGTGCAGATGCTTTAGAACACATAGGTTCTTACTACCAATTTTTAGAAAAAGAATGTACTATTCTTATTTCAGATTATGAAGGACACTTACCTTGTGATTTCTATAAACCTATAAGAATGATTAAAGGTGCTCAAGTATCACCTGGTGATGGAGGATTCTATGGGGGAACATTAGTAAATCTTTTAAATGAATTGGGTATAGATTATTCTCAATTACCTGCTTACGAAAGATTTCACATCATACCTGTAGCAGGTATTGCTAAACAAGATGTTGTTGATACTTTACAAACAAGGTTATCACAAAATAAAAATCTTATAGGCAATCCTTCTGTAAACAAATTTAGTGAAACAGATTATAATGTAAACTTTAATAAAATTACTACATCATTTAGATATGGTGTAATACAATTACAATACTTAGCAATCCCAACAGATGAAAGAGGTTGGCCTATGGTTCCTACAGATGTATCTTTTAGAGATGCTTTATTTTGGAAAGTAGCTTATCATGTTTCTATGAGAAATCCTAAACTTATGCAAAATCAAAGAATGCAAGATATGGAATACTGTAGACAGATGTGGAATAAGTATTGTGTACAAGCAAGAGCTGCAGCTAACATGCCAGACCTTGAAATGTTAATAAGACTTAAAAATAATTGGTTACGTTTGTATAATACTACAGACGATGATGTAAATAACTTTGCAAGTTTAGGCAAACAACAAATGCTAAACTTTAACGGAAGAAATTAATGGAAGAAGTTAACAGATTAATAAAAGGGTTGAATACAGATGTTCACCCTTCTATGCAACCTGAGAATACAATGAGAGACTGTTGGAACTTTGTTCCAATGGATACAGGTGGTAATGCTTTTGCTGTAACTAATGAGAGTGGAACAGTACTAATGGATAATATCGTATTTCCAACTGGCTTCTCTGTAATAGGTTCTAAAGTATTAGATAACGATATTATAGTGATATTAGCTCATGCAGATGGTTATTCTCAAGTAGGTTATATAAGAGAAGACGGAACTACTTCTCAATATCATGCAGTAGCTCCTTACAATCCTGCCACACTCTCTGTACCTAATAACAACTCTGAATTTGGTTTCTCTCTTTTGCATCCTGTAGATTGTGAGGCTAGAAAACTTATTAATGGGAATAGAATACTATATTACACAGATAATAATGTTCCTTTTGGACAGGTTAATTTAGACAACCCTCCTGAAGTAGGTTCTGTAATAAGTACTAGTAGTTTAGCTTTTACCCAAAAAGTACCTTATATAACTATTACTAATATTAACGAAAATGTTGCTAGTACCATAAAAGCAGGGGCAGTACAATTCACAACTCGATATGTCACTTCTGCAGGAGATACTACAAATTTTGGGTTAGCGTCTAATCTAATATCTCTTACTAAGAGTTATAAAATTGATGGTGTAGACCAATATGAAGGTGCTTATGCTACAGCAGGTACTATAGGTAAATCTTTAGACTTAACAATAACTAATGTAGATACTCAATATAACGAACTAGAACTTATTGCTATTTACTATGAAGATGATATACTTAAAGCTTGTGTTGTAGAAACAATACCTATCTCAACAGATGAAATAGTAACAACATATACAGGCCCTGTTACAGAAGGAATGATAGATTTAACTTTAGAAGAGTTGAGAAAAATGTCTGTATCTTACACTAAAGCAAAATGTATAGCTCAAAAAGACAACACGCTATTCCTATCAAACTTGTCTTCCCCTAATACAGGGAATGATGAAATGTTACAAAGAATTGCTAATAAAGTTGAGGTAAGTTACTCGGTACATGAGATACCTTTCTCAAATAGAGGAGAAACAGGAGACCAAGATTTTACAGATTATGTTGAAGAATTAAATACTCTTGAAAAAGGGTATAGAAGAAATGAAGTGTACTCCCTAGGCTTTTATCTTTTATATAAAGACGGAACAAAAAGTTATAACTATCATATACCAGGGAAAAGTATTGCAGCAACTACTGTGGGTAAAAAACCAAGTCCTACTTGGGTAACATCTTATAGAACAGGAGAACACTCTGCTATTTTAGGAACTTTTATATCTACAGTCACATATCCTAATAATCAACAGTATCCAGGTAATACTACTTCAGGAGATGATAATAGAGTAGGCATAGTTGGGCCAACAGGATTAGAAAGAAATGTAAGACACCACTTGATGCCTAGTCTAGAGATAGAACCTCACTACAGAGTTTCAAGTGGTACAACCTATATTAGAACATTAGATTTAAGTTTTAATTTTACAGAAAATATCCCTACTAATATACTAGCAAGTGTAGATAGTATAGTTTTTACAAGAGAGAGAAGAAACACAGCTCAAAATAAATCATTACATGCACAAGGTATTATTAATAGAATGGTAGCTTCTGCAGACGATTATAATAATGACAGTTATGTAGATAACACAGTATCAGTTGGAGGAATACCTACAGGATACATAAAAACTGAAATGCCTCTATTTAATAATTTAGAGAGTATAAGTTTTACAGGAGACCAATTAGAATGGACTTCAGCCCATACAAACGGAGGTGTTGCGTATCCAAACTTCACTAATAATTGCTTTCCTACAGGAACTTATGCAGAGGGTACAAAACTTAACACAGAAATTTTTAATAGGCATATCATGTTTCATTCACCTGAAACAGATTTGAATACAGAAAGTCCTGCAGTGCAAGCTGAGAACTTTCAAGGTGCTTTTTTTAATCCTTCCCTTATTTTAACAGGAACATATGAACAAAAAAGTTTTGGTTCAGACACTTGGGGAAAACTTCATGATAGTCTTATAGGTACTATAGAATACTTAGAGGACTATATGTATGCGGATTATCATGGTTCTTTCAAGAACTATGCAACATCTCCTTTAAGCAGTCTTTCAAAACCTTCTATAGTTGCAGGTAGGACAACTTTACCTAGTGTAGATAGAGTAGAAGAGGCTTTAGATATCTCTAATCTAGGTTTTTTAACATCAACAAGATGGAGTAATGGAGGTTTTGAAGCTGTTTGTAATACAGATTTTTCAGAAGAAGGAGGTACAACATTTAGTATAAAGAATAACATAAATGCAGAAGTATTACATGGTATTAATGACGGTATTACTGTATACGACACTTCCTATACAGAAATTATAGAAGGAAGTGGAGTAGAAGCTACCACAGGAACTTTACAAAGGATTCTGTATAATCTAGAAACAGTAAATGGAGCACAGTACAGTAGTATTGGATATGGTGAATATATTCCTATAGGAAGACGTGAAGCATATGTTATTCAACAAGGAAGTGTGGTATTTAGAACATTATATAATTATGTTGGTGGGGGAGATACTATAATATCTAAGTATGCTTTTACTAATGGTAATTTAATACCTTACTTTCCTTTTACAAGTAAATATGGTAATTTATTTGCAGACCAAACTGCTATAAATAATCCTTCAAATCTTTTATCTAAAGTAGGAGGGGATTTAAGTTCACACAGTGAAAATGGAAGAGATGCCACTTATGTGCAAATAGATGAAATTATTAAAGGAGGAGGGAATAATCAAAAAGGGACAGCTTGCGGTTGGGATTTTAGAAGTACTACATACTTCTTTGTAGAATCTGATATAAATACGAATTTTAGACATAATGATGGTGTTAATAAATACTATCCTAAAAATACTGCTATAGATGTTTTAAGTGGACATGTACCTTATTTTGGACAAAACAATCAACTATACAATAATATATATTCTTATGAGAATACTGTTATAACCTCTTATCCTAAAACTTCCACAACAACTATTATAAATAGTTTTGAAAATAGAACTATATACAGTGAAAAGGCCTCCTCAGATGAAACACTAGATTCTTATAGAATCATACCTCAAAACTATTACTATGACCTACCAGCTCATACAGGGCCTATTTGGGATAGTTTTGTATTATTTAATCAACTGTTTTTACACACACCTAAGAGTCTATGGAGAACATTTGCAGAACCTGCAGCTACACTACAAGGAGCTAACATCTCTGATGTTGTACTTGGAGTAGGTGGATTGTTTGCAAGACCTTCTCAAGAGATATTTACAGCAACAGGTGGATATGGGGGAACTATATCTCAATTTGGTGGTGTGCATTCTAATATAGGTTACATATTTCCAGATGTATTACAAGGAAAAATATTTGGACTTGTTGTAGGAGAAAACGGCCCTTACTTAAAAGAACTTTCAGAAGAGGGTATGCAATCTTTTTACCATATTAATATGCCCTTAGAACTAACAAGTTTTTCAACAGGTTTAAATTTCAATAATGTAAATTCTCAGAACGCATACTTAATAGACAACCCTTTCATGGGTATTGGTTTTTCAGGCGGTTATGATTTTAAATTAAAAAGATTTTGGATTATTAAACACCCTACTTATGACATTAATGATGATGTTGTTGATGCAGGTTTTACTTTAAGTTATTCTACAATATTAAATAATTGGTTTAGTTTTCATAACTACTCTCCAAATCTTATTTGGTCTTTAGGTAATAGAACACTATTTATACAAAATAATGATGTAAATAATAATGATACAGCAAACTGTTGGGAAATGAATCTTGGAGAAAAAGGTTCATATTTTAATGCTCCATATCCCTTCCCTTCTAAAATAAAACTTAGTTCAGCAGCAGAAATAGGTATGAATAAGGTATATCAAAATTTAGATATAAAATCATTTTCTCAAAATGGTACATTAAAAGTCAGAGATGATAACTTTAATTTAATCCAAGTGTATAACGATAAGATGAATTCAGGGGAACTTTATTTAGTGCCAGGTAATACTTTTGCACCAACTAAGAATTTTGATGAGGTATTCTACAAGTACAGAAATGATGAGTATAGAGTAGCTATACCTAGAGATAGTGTAATAGATAATTCTGATAATATAAATATCTTAACAAATTTAGATAGTTCTCAGACTTTTAGAGAACGTATTAAAGGAATTTATGCTAACTTTGCATTAACTTATAACAATACAGACAATTATAATTTCTTTTTAAAACAAATAAATATTATATTTAACAAAAATATCAGATAATGGCAAATGAAAACTACTATGGAGTACAGAAAACTCCTGAAACAAAAGTAAGAGGAGGTGCCGAAATGGGTACAGGAGTCATAGGAGGTATGGGTACAGGTGCTCAACTTGGGATGAAAACAGGAAACCCCTATCTCACTGCAATAGGTGCAGTAGCAGGAGGGATGATATCTGCTTCTGCTCAAGTCTCTGGGAGAGCCGCTGAAAAAAGACAAGCAGATGCAGAAGGGTCAAGAAATATGTTTATAGAAGACCTACAAAAACAAAAAGGTTCTCAATATGAATATATAGGTGTACAAGCTAAAAAGGGTTTAAAAGCTCGTTACGATTCTAAAGTAGAAGTAGAAAGTCTTAATGGAATAGGTGAGATTGTTTTAGATAAAAATAAGAATATTAAGTATGTATCAACAGGCGATAAACCTCATACAGAAGGAGGGGATAAACTTCCTTTTACTTTGAAAAAAGGAGATTCAGTTATTCCTACACAAGGTGATACTAAAGCTCAAGAAAAAGTATTAAGTCTTGTTAAAAGATTTAAGATTAAAGGTGACAGAATGGCAGGTAAAGAACTTGATAATATTATAGATAAACTACCTTCTGAAGAAGACTACGGTTATGAAGAAGGAGAAACAAAAAAATTCTATGCAGGAAGAGGTGGAGAAAGACCAAAAGGTATAGATGACCCTAATTCAGAAATGTATATAGGAAGATACTATACTAAAGACAGTACACCACAAGTACCACAAGAAGTAGGACAAAATTTAATAGGTGCAAAACCTAATTTAAATAGTACAGCACCTACATCAACAAGTATAAACACGAAACCACTAGGAGCTAATATAACCTCTAAAGCTGGTTTTGGAAAAGACTACACAGGTAATGCTTACCAAATGAATAATGAATCAGGAGAAGTGTCTTACATTAAAAAAGGTAAAGATAAATATGAAATGGCTAATCCTGATGAGGCTACAGCTATTAAAAGAAATATTTTTGGTGTAAAACCTCATATAGAGCAAAATCTATCAAGTCAAGGTTTAAGCACAAGTAGTGTTCCTAATACAACAAGTATTACAACAAAACCTTCTACATCAGACTATTCAGGTATCAATCCTGAAACAGGTAATAGATATACATCTTTAGAAGAATACCAAGGTGTTGATAAAACTTATAGTTCAATACCTACTATGAAAAATAGACAAGACCCTACTAAGTATGCTTCAGCTATTAGTAATATGATACAAGGTGCAGCACCTGCTGAACGTACTGAAAGACGTTCTTATACTCCAAATGATATGAGATATAAGGATATGTCAGCAGAACAAAGAGCAGCTATTGTAGAACAACGTAATGCTTCTTTAGGTAGTCTAAGAGGACGTGGATTAAGTGCAGGACAAGAACAAGCTTATGCTTCACAAATTGGTGCACAAGCTATTAGAGAGTCAGGTAAAGTAAATGCTTTAGAAGCTCAAAGATATGACCAAGTTAACAATGCTAATATACAAAGTCGTAATCAAGCAGGTGCTATGAACACACAAATGGCTGCTAGATATGATGAAATAGATGCTCAAAACAGAGCAGCTAAACAAGCTTATACAGACCAAGGTATAAAAGATATATCTCAATTTGGTCAGGTAAATGAAAACAAACGTTACATGATGGATAGAGATGCTAAGGCTTATGCTATGCAAGATAAAGCTTTAGACTTAACAGGAAGTGAACACTTTAAAATTGAGAATAAAGAGAACTGGGGTAATGTTGTTTACAAACAAGATGAAGCAACTGGTGAGTATAAACCTACTGAAAAGGTTCATAAAGTTGGAGATGAAATCTTAACAGAAGATGGTAAGAGATTCAGATTCACAGGTAAGAGTGGTATAGGTGGTTGGGAAGAAGTAAAACAATAAAAATTAGGAATTATGGCAGTAAATAGATTTAATAAACCTTTAGCAACAGATGTACAACAAACTTACGTAAGTCAATTTGTGCCTCTGCCTTTTGATTTAATATCTAAAAGAATAGATAGAGAAGAAGAATCTTTTGCAAAGAACAAAGGTGCAGCAGATGCTTTAAGAGCAGCTTTAGGTGATAAAGTCATACAATATGATAATCCTATTATGGACAGTTTTATTAATAATGCTAATACCATTATGGATGAAAAGCTAAGTCAATATAAAGGAGATTATAGACAATTAGACCAAACTACAAAAGATATTGCTAATCAATATAAACAATTCATTACAACAGGGCAAGGAGCATTATTATTAACTAATAAAGCAACTAGAGATAAAAATATAGAAGACATAGATAAATCTAATATTGAAAGTGTTTATAAAGACCGTATCAAACAATATGATGATTTAAACTATGAAGATGCAGGTGGTGGAGCAGCAGGTAATCAATATAGGACTACTAAAGCTTACGACTTACAAGACTTCAATAAAAAAGTAATTGAGTCTATAGATAAATTAAAAACTGATGAGACATCAGATTCTACTTATTACATAGATGAGAACAACGGTTTAATTGTAGAAAAAGACAGCCAAACCGCTAGAGTATCAGACCCACGTATATTAGCTGCAGTAGCAACAACATTAGATACTGATGCTAATTGGAATGATATGATAAAAACACAATATAAAGTAGATTCTAGATTAGGTTATATGCCAACAATAAATGGTAAACAATTATCCCTTGATGAATTTAGAAAATATAAATTAGACCAAGTAAAAGCTAATAAAGCTGAAGCATTTGGTTATACTCAAACTAAAACAAAGTATGGTGTAAAAGAAACAGCAGAGCATGCTGCAAGAGGAACTAAAGAAGGTTCTGCAGATATATCACCTGCTGTTACAAACAATCAACAACAAGCTATGACTGCTGCAGAAAGTTTAGACGGTGTAGATGGAATACAATCATATAAGAAAAATGTATCAAAATATAACGATGCTAATATAGGAGCCTTACGAGGTATTTATACTTCTCAAAATGGAAATAAATCGGAGGAAGAGTTTAATAATACTGTATCAAAAAATATGCAATCTTATTATAAGAATACACATATGTCTTGGAATACACCTAATATGAGGAATATGTTCTTTCAAGATATAGCGAATGGGTATGTAAAAATGGAAGACTTGCAAGGGATTGTAAAAACACAAGCACAATATGAAGACTTAAAGAAAACTGCTAAAGCTAACTTAGCTAAGAGAGAAAAGTATGAAAGAGTATATCTAGATGCTGCAAAAGATTTAGTAGGTAAAGATATTACAAAAGAAGAGTATGCAGCTTATGAAAAACATTTTGAAGCAGCTTATGATGATAAACCTACTAAAGGTAGAAAAACAAGCGAGTTTGTAGTGTATACAGCACCTGAGGATGCATACAGAGACCCTACTAAAGCTAAAGCAGCAGGTATAGCTTCTGTAAGTGCTCCTGTGGCAAAAGTAATGGCAGCTTTAGATAAACAAGATGAGTTTATTAAAGGAAGAGTAGAGTACGCTAAAAACGTATCTATAAATGTTAATAGTATTAATGCTATACCTACTTTAGATAAAAGTGGTAAAGGGTATGAATACAACACTCAGAAGTGGGAAGAAGTACGTAAAGTAATGTCTACAGGAACTATGAAAGAAAATATGTTGACTAATACAGTGTTTAGTTATGTAGATGATAAAGGTAAAGTTGTTGACGTAGAAGGTGTATCAGCTTTAGCTGATTTAGAACTTCAAAAAGATGCAACTTATCAAACCTTATTAAAAGACCCTAAAAAAGCTTCACAGGCAGCAACAGTAAAAAAAGAAAAAGAGACAGAACTATTAAGTAGTATGAACCTTATGACTTCTTTTGAGCCAGGCACAAAAGATGCAGCTATTACAATAGGTAAATATAAAACTGTATTGAGTCCAGGTAAGAACAATCAAATGTATACTACTATATTTAGTAATATGTCAGCAGATGCTAAAGTTTTTATGAGTGTACAAAGTAATAAATTAAACTTATTAAACTCTCCTGCAGAAAGTATAAGAGTAGTAGATGGCATAGAATTAGTTTGTGACGGTAAACCTAGTTCAGTATCTGTACAAAGTTTAGGAAATTTTGATACTAAGATAAAACTCTCTCCTGTTTACACAGCAGGTAAAGGTACTGTTATATTAACAGAAGACCAAACAGATGAATTCTTAACTTTCATAGAAGCTGCTAAAGAAACAGGAGTTTATGGAGGACGTAAGAATTTAGAAGAATATATAAAATTAGACTTAGTACCAAACTTTATACAATAAAATATGCCTAAGACCTTAGAGGAATTAAGAATAGAACGTGATGCTGCTTTAAAAGCTGCAAACGAACAACAGAAAGCACAGGTAAAAGAAGATGTTAAGCAAGGTGTAATTCCACAAGAGTTACACCAAAACACTTTTAGAGCAGGTACTCTTAATGAAAGAACTACAGATGAAATTAGAGAAGCAGGGCTTGATGTTACAGAAAAATTAAATGACCCCACTTTTGATAAGAAAGCTATAGACCAATTATTTTATGATAATCAAAGTTGGTACGGTAATTTAGGTAGAAGTGTAGCAAGAGCACCTTTCGTAGGTTCTGCACAAGCTGCAAGAGGATTTACATATTTATTAGATGCAACAAGTATGTTTGGCCCTGTGTTAACTAATATAGAACAGTTGTTTAATGAAGATGTAATAGGTGGTAAGGGTACTTGGGATAAAACAACTAATAGCTTTGCAGAATACTTAAAGGGATTAGAAGAGAACGCAAGAGCAGACCAATTCTTAGGGATGGACTCTAACTGGGCAGACCCTAGTAAAGATTATAAAGTAGAAACATTTGATAGAAACTGGTGGTCACAAGGTGTAGGCGGTGCTTTGGAGTCTGCAGTATCATTTGGAATGATAGGTGGTGGTGTTGGTATGGGTATGAAAGCTCTTGTAAGTAAAGCAGCATTAGCTCCTTTATTAGAACAAGCTGTTGTAAAAGGTGCTTCAGCACTTGCTACAAACTATGTAGAGTCTGTAATATCTTCTGACCAATTATATGATGATGTTTATATACAAGTACTAGATAAAACTAAAGATGAGACACAAGCTAAGAAAGCAGCTTGGACAGCTCAAAGAAAATATATACTAGAGAATAAGATATGGGCTGTAGGAGACTACATTGCCTTAGGCGGTATTTTAAGTGGTAAAGGTATGCTTGATGAAACTTTTAAAAGAAGTTTTGCTCAAAATGCTATTAAAACTGCTAAATCTGTTGGTAATGAAATGGTGGAAGAGTTTGGTCAAGATTGGAGTGCAACAGAGATAAAAAGAAATGCTCTTATTAATAATGGTATTATAAAAGAACAAGAAGGTGATGACACTCCTCTAGCTTATGCTGACCGTATGTGGTCGTTTGCTAAGAACGAAGGTTGGGAGTCGGCTTTTTGGGGTGGTGTAGGAGGCCCTATGCAATCTTCTTTAAGTAGATTAGTAGGTATGAAAGAACTAAGACGTTCTTCAGAAGACCCAGGAATTTTTAATGAACAAGAACCTACTGCACCTTCTTCTAAAAAACCTAATGTTTCTCAAGACCCAGGTTCTTATTCAGATTGGGTTGAAGGTAAATACATGACTAAAAAACTAGATGTTGAAACTTTATCTAAAGCTAAATCAGGTGAGATAGAAATAGAATCAGGAGATTTAGATAATTATAAAATGCAACAAGAGACTTTCAAAAAAGACTATGAAAGTAATAAAGAAGCTTATGATGAACATAAACAATATGAAAAATCTGTAGAAGATTATGGATTCAGAAAAGCTGAACATGAACAAAAAGTAAAAGAATACAATAATAAAAAAGTATTAGAAAATACAGGAACTGTTAAACAGGCTGTAGAGGACGTACAAGCTTATATTAAATCTGAAGCAGAGTTAAAAGACTCTTATAAAAAAGCTATGGAAACAGGTGATGATATCACTATGCAAGATATAGAAAATCAACGTATGGAAATGCTATTCTTACGTTATGCTAAAAGAGGTGCTGTAGGTGGTGGGCCAGGTTCTTTACAACATCAATTAAAAGAAGTTGCAGAGAAGAAAGCTGAATCACCTGAAGAACAAGAACAAAAAGAGATTGCTAAAAAATTTCTAGAAGCTATTCCTGAGTTTAGAAAACAGTATATTGAAATGCTCAGAGATAAGAATAAATCTAAGATGATAGATTTTGCTTTTAAAAATAAAGCAAGATTAGCTTCTACAGAGAAAGTCTTACAAACTCTTGATGCAGAGATACAAAAAGATATATTAGAACTTGCTAATAAATCTGTTGCTACACAAGGTGAAGCAATAGACTATGATGTGCTTAAAACTGTGTCTTTAGGACAAGAAGAAATTGCACTTAAACAAGTTATAGAAAGATTAGGTAAAAATGATACTGAAGCTTCAGGTGCCTTAAAGGGTTTATTACAAAATAAAGTAGATGCTTTAGCAAAACAGAAAGATGAACTATTAGAAACTTTAAAGGAGAATCCTAAGAAATTAGATACTATCTCTAAACTTTCTAAAGAGAAAGAATTCTTAACAAAGTTAAATAAAGACATTGCAAATAAAGCAAATGCTTATGAAGCTTATGAAGGTTATAGCCTTATGCAAAAAGGTATAGATTCAGGTGATATCCTTAAAAAAGCTAATAGAACTGAAGTAGACTTTTTAAATGAAGCTATAGATAAAGCAGACACTTTACAAAGAATCAAAGAGATAGATACCTATTTACAAAGTGGAGAAGATACTTTAAATTCTTTTCAACGGAGTAGACTAGGTAAAGCAATGGCACATAAAAGAGGTGTTATAGCTTTTAAACAAAAACAAAAAGAACAAGAATTAGAAATTAGAGAAAAAGCTAGAGAGATTATAAAAGAGAATACTAATCATATCAATGAAGAGTACCTTTCTCCTAGCAGACATATAAAAAACTTTAAAAAGATGCTAAAAGGTTTATCTAGTGCAGAGCTAGAACAAAACAAAGAAAGCATCATGAAAGATATAGATAGTGTTATAAAATATGCTTCTGCTTATAAAGCTACTAGTAGAGTAGAGCAAAAGATTATACAAACACTGTTAAAAAGAGAATTAGCTAAGAAAGAAATCTTAACTCAATATCTAACGGATAAAACTATACCTCAAGTAGAAGTTCAACAAGAAGTTACTCCTTTAGATAATGTAGTAGAGAAAGTATTAGATGGTCAAGACTTAAACTCTGAAGATTTAACCACACTTGCTCAAGAAGAAGTAGATGAAGTTAAAGCTGATACTCTACAAACTATAGCTACTCAAATAGCTTCTACAGAAATTGTAGAAGAAGAACTAATAGTACCTACAACTTTAGGTATAGAATTTAGTGATGAAGTAGAAGATTTTGATATACCTGCTGAAGATGCTGCTAATAGAATTAGGTATGGTGGATTAACTTCTCAAGAGATTATTAAAGAATGGTTAGAAGAAACTTTAGATACAGATAAAGTAGGTATGAAAGTTTCTTTTCAATTAGATACTACAGCTACAGATAAAGCATCTTTAAAAGCTTTAGCAGCATATAAATCAGGAAATAGAGATAAAGAAACTTTAGCTTTTCTTCCTATTAAAACTATTATACTAGATGCACAAGGTAAAGAGCTTTACTATAAAGACAGAAGAGTAGAAGCTTACTATCCTACAACAGCTACTTTAGAAGGTGAAGATATTACTAAGAACTTAGAAGGTAGAAAAACTATTATAAATGCAATAACTCAAGGTAAAGCACCTAAAGCTAAGATTAACTATGTAGGCTCAGGTAAATACAAAAGTACAGAAGACAACAGAAATGTAGAAGAAGTATTTGGTAAAGGTGCTACACTACTTATGTCAGATGGACACTACTTATACGAATCATATAGTAAGAATAATAAGAAGATAGCAGAAACTAAAGGTGATAAAATGATTTCTAATGCAGAGAATAATGGTTATATCTTTGCTAAGACTTTAGCTCCTAATGGTAAAAGTTATCCTGTGAGATTAAATGCTAGATTTTTAAATGAAAATGAGATTAACGTAATCTGGAAATCTCTAAGTAATATATTAGGAGGTCAAAATCCTGCTGCAGAATTTAAACAAAGTGGTTTTAAAGATGTTTCAAATAGAGACGTATTAAATATGTTGATACACGTAGGGCCTAAGACTAAATATAACACTAAACCATTCTTTGTAGACTTTAAAGCAGGTGTTCTGTCTGTTGCAGGAAAAGATATACCTTTTAATAGTGTAAATGAAACTGAGATTAAAGCTTATTTAAGAGGTATGAGAAGAACTACAGATTCAAGAGCTATTAACAGCACTATGAATAATATCAAACCTGAAGTTTTTACTTTCTTTGGTAAAGAAATACAACCTACAGATTCTTATAATTCTTTTATGTTTTCTGACAATGCTTTAGAAACAAATACTGTAGGCGAAGATGGTAAAGTATTTAAACACCCTAGAGTAGAACTTAACGATATAAGTCAATGGAGTGGTACAGAAGTTAAAATAACAAATGCACCTGTTATTGAAACACCTACTATAACTGAAGATACTACAGCACAACCTAAAGTAGAAGGTAGAGTAAGAGGTGAGAAAGCTGCTAAACAAACTGTAGCAAATATACAAAGTACTGTGTTAGAAGAAACTCAACAAGTTAGTCCTATTACAGAAAGTATAGATGAAAGTGTATGGGATGCTTTTAATACTTTTGGTGCTCCTGCTAATATAGCAAGTAATATTGTTAATAAGATGAAAGGTAAACAGATACTATCTAAAAGAGAATATACTATAGCTAAAGAAGAAAATTTAGAAGGATTTAACAATTTAGACCAAAATAATGTATCTTTGGCTTTCGAGAGAGCGAAAAATGCTGTTTCACTTATTGAAGCAGGTTTCTCAGAAGGAGATATTAGAAACATGACACAACAACAAGTTATGGAAGAAATAAAAAAAGTTTGTGAACGTTAAAAATTAATAAGATGTTAGATAAGAAGACAATAGATATTCTGAATTACAGAATAAATCAAGAACAACTCTCAAGTAGAATATACGAACAGATGAGTTTGTGGTTAGATAATAAAGGTTTAAAAAACTTTGCTAAATTATATGAAAAGTATTCTAATGAAGAATTGCTTCATGCGGACTTCTCTAAGGACTTTTTATTAGCGTATGGTATAACACCTACTTTACAAAAGTTAGAGGCTCCTGAGGCATCTTTTGAATGTTTAACAGATATTATAGACCTTACTTTAGAACATGAGCAAGAGATTACAAGACAGTGTAATGAATTGAATATTTTTGCTTGTGAAACAAAACTAGGTACTTTACAAACTCTTGCTTTAAAATACTTATCAGAACAAATAGAAGAGTTAGATAAGGCACAAAATCTTTGTGACATGTCTAAGTTGACTACTGATTTAATGATATTTGATAATTATGTAGGTGAAAACCTTTTAGACTAAAACTTTAACATATGATAAGTTGCCCTTTAAAATCTTTAAAGTCTTGGAAAAGTCTTGTTAAAGAAGTAGGAAGTACAAGTATTGCACATTCTTTGTGGGATGCTTATGAAGGTAATGTACCTCAAGAAGCTATAGATAGATATTTAGTATCTGAAAAACCTGTACAAAAACAGACAGAAGATGTATTATTTTCTAGAGTACATCCTGCATTACAGAAAGTTAAAAATAAAGAACAATTAGAAAAAGTTATACAGATTGCTATAAAAGGTAAACCAAGTTATCAAGAAGCTTTTACACAAAGGCGTTACAGACATAATGGAGAACTCTTTATATGGGTTAAAAAGACTACTAAAAACGGTACTACAGATTTAGTTGCATATAATAAAGCATTAAAACTTATTAATAAATGGAATTATGAACTTAATCATGATATCTTTTCTTTAAGCGGAAAAGAATTTTTACCTGATGACAGAACAAATGGGTATAATTCAGGTAAGGCTTTTAAATTAGAAATTAACTATGAGCTTTTTGAAGAAGCTAGAGATATTTTAGATGGCATGTATGATTCTTCGATATATATGAATGATGAAGACAGTCTTATAGCAAACTTATTTAAAGGAGATAAAGCATTAAAGAACTTCTCACCTATTATGAAGGATACTTCATGGGACGATAGAAGAGCTGTTGATATGCAAAAAGAAGTAGAAATATTAGGTAGAACACTACCTAATATACCTGTTAATATAAAGAAAGGACTATTAAGAATTCCAGGTGGACTTTCTGAAGGAACACTTTATGAAGGATTTATTAATTTATATACAGGAGCTAAAGAAGGGGTTGGAATGCATGAAGCTTTCCATGCTGTAACTCAAATGTATTTAGATGGAGAAGCAAGAGAAGACTTATATAAAGAAGCTAAAGAGATATACGGACTACAAGGTTTAGATAATGCTGAAATAGAAGAGAGATTAGCTGAAGAGTTTAGAGACTATATGATTACTAATGAATATAGTAAAAGCTCTTTAATTAAAAAATTCTTTGATGGATTAAAACAATTGATGAACTTCTTTAGAGGTATTTTTAATATTGAAAAAGGAGAAGATTTAGATGCAGTACAAAGATTATTTAGAGATATACAACAAGGTAGATTTGCTTACCCTCCTATTAATAGAATGAAAGGTACTAAACTACATTCAGCTATTAATACAGAGAGATTAAACTTACCTTCAGATTTAGTTCGAGATACCGTACAAGGTGCTGCTTACCAATTCTTCAAGATGTCTAACTTACCAGGTTTAAGTAGCGAATTTGATATGGCTGCTAATATGGATGGTGTAGAAAATGTGCTTGTAGACGTATTTAATCATTTTTATGATAAAGCTGATGAGGCTGCTGAAGCAGGTAATATGGAAGTAGCTTCTAAAATAGATACAGTATTACTACCTGAAAATTGGGATAAATTAAAACCTCTTATTTTAGCTGAAGTTACTAAATGGAACTTTACAGTATATAATGAGAAAGTAGAAGAAGATGCTGAAGAAAAACAAGAAGAGAATCTTCAAGGAGATTTAAACATAATAAATGCTGTTAACCAATCTATTAAACAGAATGCATCAGGTAATACAAAAGCTTTAGTAGCTATGTTACAAGATACATCTAAGACCTCTGCACATTTTGGTACTTATATACCAAGATTAGCAGACTTTAATAAGACTTGGTCTATATTAGTGAATGGTTTAGCTAATACAGCAGCAACTAAAAGTGCCACAAACGTTGAAAATATGCTTTCTAAGCTTAAAAAACTATCAGAGAGCTATACACCGCTTGTAGAACTTGTAACTGTCTTAGAAAGCGAGAAAACAGCTTTAAATAAGAAGATAGGTTTTTATAGAACTTTTGATAAAACATTACAGAATTATACTACAACTCTTTCAGAAGAGGTTGGTACAGATATTTATAAGTCTAAAGTAGTAAGTTCAGATGCACAAAGTTCAGAAAAACAAATAGTAAGAGGTTGGGTTGCAGGTTACACTCAAGAGAACTTTACACAAAATGCTTTAACTAGTAAAGCTAGATTAGCACTTAATGTTGCTAAAGGGGTATTTAATTCATTATATAGTGAAGCCTTAGACATAAGACAACCTTTAACAAGAGAAAACTACCCACTTGAAATACAAAAAGTACTTTCACATGTAGGTATCGATATGAAAGTAGAAGCAGTTAAAGATTTCTTAAACTCTTTTGGTAATACTAAAAGAAGAGATAATCTTAGAGATGCTTTAATAAAATTACAACCTTTATTCGTATCTAAAGAAGGGTACGGAAGAAAGTCTATAGATAAATACTTTGAGAGAAAAGTAACTGATAAAGAAGGTAATGTAATTAAAACCTTTGAACCTATAGAATTTAATCCTGATAGTTTCTTTTTAACAGATAACAATTCTATACTTAGTACACTAGCTTCTTTTCAAGCTCCTCATGTAGGATTACAATCAGAAGATATGGTAAGAGGTGCTGATGGTAAGAGTTATTATAAAGTTACACTAAATAATTATGTAAGTAGAACAGTTAGTGAATGGAAAGCTGACTCATCTTTAGTAAGAGATTTAAAGAAAAAGTCTTATCATAAAGGTTCTCATTGGTTAAATATTATTGCAGATAGAATAGAAAACAAGAAAGAGTTTGGTATCAAAACTTTCTTACAAAATAAATTACAGGACTCTGAAGATGTAGGACAAATATATACAGAGTTAGAACCAGTAGATGATACGTTAGAAAGAATGTATCGTGTACTAAAATCTTATAATGGTGATGCAGTATCTTATGGAGCTGATTATTCACCTTTAACTATTGGAGATAAATCTGTATGGAATTTCATACATGGTATGCCTTTCTATAAACTAGGATTAAAAAGTAAAAGTGATTTAAAAACAACATCACCTATGGTATCTATATTCTATAATTATGCTTTAGCAGAATTAGAAAGAATTAGTTACAACTTAAAAAATCCTTCTAAAGTTGTTATATACAATAACAAATCTAAAGAATCGTTTTGGTTTAAAGAATTATCAAGAGGAGGTTCAGTTGCAGAACAATTGCAATTATTTAATGTAGATGGTTCTCTTAACTTAAACGAACAAGGTATTAAAGAATATATTGTAAAATCTTTACAAGATACTTTAGATAAAGAGGTTAAGAAAATATACGACTTAGGTATTGTTAAAAAGAATAGCATAACAGGATTAAGTCTTGATGTACAGATGAATTATGAAGCTGCTAAAGAAGGTGTATATCCTATGTTAAGTGATTACATCCTTAATCAAATGGTAGCTAATATTGAGACTACAATGTTATTTACAGGAGACCCTGCATATTATAAAGATTTATCTAAACGTATACAAGAAATAACATCAACAGGAGACGGTCTTATAGAACTTGAAGGAAATATACCTAAAACATTTAAGTTAGGTGTAATGACTACTACAGTTCGTAATTTAAAAGAAGAAGACCCAACTTGGTATAAAAATACTAAGGAAGCTCTTGCTACAAATATAAAATCAAGAAAGAAACTTTCTAAAGAAGCTGCAGAGCAAGAAGCTGATGAAATATTAAAACCTTATACTGAACTTAAACAAGATGACGGACAAGGTTGGATAA